ATATCGAATGTTGCACAGTTAATTAGGGTTAATTAATGAATTATTATTTTTTTCATTAAGTGATAGTTTCTTATCTATTAATTTATCTTTCAACGACCTTATCTTTTCTAGATACCCGTTACGTCTTAAAATTTTAAAAACTAAATTTTCTTCTGAAAATTCCCCTCCCTTTTGAAGTCCTCTTTCACGATATTTCCTAATTTTATCAACGCATTTTTTAATAATACCCTTAGCCGATTCTATTTCCTCATCTTTGGTGTGTTTAATTACCCCATCAATAATATCCATCCATTGTTTCGCTTTAGTAGATATACCCTCTAAATCAATTTCAACTGATTCCTTAGATGGTTTACTTTTCCATTCATCATTTAAAAGTGAATAGACACCAATACCTTTTACCTCTTTAATTGAAGATTCGTCCTCAACATATAATTCAACATCATACCCAAAAATAGTTATATTATGTTTATTATTATATACTGATTTTTTTAAATAAAATAATTCTTCATATAATGGTTTTTCTTCAGATGAAAATTGATTAAAATCAACTAAAATATGAATATCAACATCGGAATACTCCGACCAATTATAATTTGAAAGTGAACCTGTCATAACAATATCACTTATTAGAATATCGATATCTAAAAAATCGATAAAATCATAAGCAATTTCTAATAAACGTTCACGAACTTTTGGGTTCATATTATCACCATCAGGACTTTCCCATATTTTAGGATTTAGTTCATTTTGGATATGAAAACTTTTTAATATTTTATTTAACTTGTCCATACCCATAAATACTAAGTAAATTACAATTTTTTATACTTAAATGTTTTTGAAATTTTAGTACTGAAAAATTTACCTTGAGAGTCGGACATTCTTAATTGGGTAAATAATTGATGAGGAATTTCATCATATTCATAACGATGTGAATTATTAAACTCAACTATAAGTTTTTTAGTTTCAGTATCGTACTCGATTTTTTTTAAATTACTTGATTTAACTTCACAAATAATTTTAGTTCCTTTTATTTCTTCTTTTAATATTGCCATAATTTTTAAATTAAAAAAACCTGTCGTTAAACAGGTTTTATTTAGGGTCTTAGATTAAACTAACCACTTTAGTTTTTTGTTTTTTGTGTTTAGTAAATGTTACATATAAAACACCATCAGTAATTTCTGCTTTAGTTAAAGACGTATCATACGTTTTAGAGTCAATAGAATATGTTTTTGACAATTGTTCATATGTTTCAGTATCAGGGAAAAATCTTTTACCTTCGATAGTTAAAGTGTTATCCGATGTAACATCAACTTTTAAGTTTTCTTTATTAAAACCTGGCAAATCGAAACTCCAAATAAGACCATTCTCAGTGTTAAAGCTTCTATAAAATGTAGTTGGTTTATATTTATCAAACCATGTTGGTGAATACGACGGAACATTTCTCCAAGTACTTGGTAATGCTGAACGATATTCAGGATTAGTCCATAAATTGTTAATTACTGATTCTAATTCTTGTAAGTCTCTGTTTACTTTAGACTCAATTTCATTTGTGAATGAATTCATTTTTTTTTAATATTTAATAGTTTATGTATAATTATAATAATACGAAATGTATGCCAAATAGTAAAATGTTAAATATTCTGTCAAAATGACAGGTATTGAATTTTATTACAATTATTATTATAATTAACTTAAAAAAAAAACAAATATGATTGAATTTGCAAATAATGATAACAATAACAAAAGTGGTTCAGAATCCTCAACACCTGTACTAGATAATTTTAGTAAGGATTTAATAAAACTTGCTGAACAAGGTAAGATTGACCCCGTTATTGGTAGAGAACGTGAGATATCTAGAATCGCACAAATTTTATCAAGAAGGAAGAAAAATAATCCAATAATTATTGGTGAACCAGGTTGTGGTAAAACAGCAATAGTTGAGGGATTAGCTATTAAAATTTTAAACGGAGAATGTCCAAGGAATTTAATGGATAAAAGAATAGTATCATTGGATATGACATCTATCGTTGCCGGTACAAAATACAGAGGTCAATTTGAAGAAAGGATGAAAGTTATCATCGAAGAACTTCAGTCTAACCCTAATATTATTGTATTTATCGATGAAATCCATACAATAGTAGGTGCTGGTAATACATCAGGAACTATGGATGCTTCTAACATATTTAAACCGGCATTAGCTAGGGGTGAAATACAATGTGTTGGTGCAACAACTATTGATGAATATCGTAAAAATTTCGAAAAAGATGGTGCTCTTGAAAGAAGATTCCAAAAAGTAATTGTTGATTCGGCAACTAAAGAAGAAACATTACAAATTTTGAAAAATGCTAAAGATAGATATGAAAATTATCATAAAGTAATCTATTCTGATGAAGTGTTGAATACTTGTGTTGAATTAGCTGAAAGATATATTACAGATAGAGAATTTCCTGATAAGGCATTTGATATTCTTGATGAAGTTGGTGCACGTAGTCAAGTTGAAGTTAAAGTACCTAAATCAATTGAAGACCTTAAAAATGAAGCTCAAGAAATTAAAAAAGAAAAACTTGATGTTGTTAAACGACAAGATTATGAAGAAGCCGCCAATCTTAGAGATAAAGAAAAACGAATTCTAAACAAATTAGAAATTGAAAAGAAAAAATTTGAAGAAGAGTTAAGTGTTAATAGAAAAGAAATATCTGTAGATTTAGTTTATGATGTAGTTTCTAATATGACAAAAATACCTGTTTCAAAATTAAATTCTGACGAAACTAAATTATTGTCCGAAATGGAAAATAATTTAAATACTAAAGTAATTGGACAATCAGGTGCGGTATCTAAAATATCAAAATCAATTAGAAGAAATAGATTAGGTATTAAAGACCCTAACAAACCAATAGGTTCATTCATATTCTTAGGTTCAACCGGTGTTGGTAAAACGTATTTGGCTAAACAATTAGCAAAACAAATTTTTGGTAGTGAAGATGCTTTAATTAGAATTGATATGTCAGAGTATCAAGAAAAACATACCATTTCAAGATTAATCGGAGCACCTCCGGGATATGTAGGGCATGACGAGGGTGGTCAATTAACAGAACAAGTTAAAAATAAACCTTATTCGGTTATTTTATTTGATGAGGTAGAAAAAGCTAACAAAGATATCTTCTCAAGTTTATTACAAGTTTTAGATGATGGGTATATTACTGATAGTTTAGGTAGAAAAATTAATTTTAAGAACTGTATCATCATCATGACAACGAATATTGGTGTTAGAAAACTACAAGAATTTGGAACAGGTATTGGTTTCGGAGGTAGTTCTAAATCGTATGTTGAAGAAGAACAAAAACGTGATATCCTTAAAAAGGAGTTACAAAAATTCTTCGCACCTGAGTTTTTAAATCGTATTGATGAAGTAATTATGTTTAACAGTTTAGAAAAAGATGATGTTAAAAAAATAGTTGTTGTTGAACTTGAAAAATTAACAGCACGTTTAACCTCATTAAAATATAACTTTAAATTTGATGATACTATAATTGAATTTATTTCAGATGTTGGTTTTGATGAATTATATGGTGCTAGACCACTAAAACGTGCTATCCAAGATAAAATCGAAGACTTTATTTCAGAAGAAGTTCTAAAAGGTGAAATTAAAGAAAACACCGAATACAAATTATTCATTGAAGAAGAAGTTGTCAAAATAACAGAGATTACAAAATAAAAAAAGGGGTTTTAAACCCCTTTTTTTTATAATATATGTTTTATAACTTTATGATGGTATAATTTATTACCCAACGATTCAATTAATTCTTTACCTGTTTTAATACCATTATAAACGTCTTCAATAACAACGTATTCATGTTTTGTGTGGTAACGGTAATAACCAATTGCAAAGTTAATACAACTAAAATCAAATTTATTTTTTAACGCATAAACATCGGTATATGGGTGTGATTGATAATCATTACGACCATTAAAATTCTCAGTTAAAACTATATCACACTTTGTGAAAAATTCACTTTTACGTTCAAATAGTTTAGTCCCCATACAATATTCACTAACCATCGAATTACCAGGTGCGTCAAATTGGATTGCATAACCAACATTTTTAAAGAATTCAGGGTCAGAATTTTTTGACCCATGACATCCCGTTTCTTCGGAAACAAAAAACGCAATTTTAATATTTGGTAATTCTTTTAATAGTTCTAAACAAGCAAAAACCCCACATTTGTCATCACCCCCAATACCTGTCGGATAATTTAAATCGTTATATGCCTTTAACGATGGTTTAAGTTCGTTTTGTTCATTAGGTAGTAATTCTTCTCTAATATTAATAGTATCTAAATTATGAACGGTATCTATGTGAGAAACAACACAAGGAAAATACTCAACATCATCAGTTTGTTTGGTTACATATATATTATTCATATCATCTAAATAATATGTGTAATTATATTCAGTTAACCAATTAACTAAAAACTCAATCATTTTATCTTCTTTATAAGTTTTACTAGGTACTGATAAAATGTTTTTCAATAAATTAAAATCTCTTTCCATATTGTAAATGTAAAGAAATTATTTTAAATTTTTTAATTTTTCTCTAATTATTTTTTTTATTTTTTTATGTTCGAATAATTCATAATTAGTTAAAAAACTATTAAAATCTTCAGGTGATATCATTCTCCCACTATTAGTACTGGTTTTTTTATTATAAAGTCTAACATCTAATTTATTTTTTTTGGGGTCGAACCCTTCTATTCTAAAAGTAATGTTACTATCTTTAGGTAATACATGGTTTCTATCTTTACTATATTTTTTAAATATGTCAGATATTAATTTAGTGTCAAATTCGGTATTATCCATGTCCTGAGCTTTATCCAACATCTTATTTAGATATAACTCGGATGAGTTATTAAAACCGTCACCTTCAGGTTGGTAATTGATATAATCGTAAATATTATCGGAATAACCGGGAGACACATCCAAATTTTGTTTTTCTATAACTTGAGTTAATAGTTCACTTAAATCTAAACTATAATCACCAACGAATTTATATAAATTTAATAATATACCAACGGTAGTAAAATACGTATAATAACAATATTGTTTAAATAAACCAATACGTTCTAATTTATTACAAAATGTGGCCTCAATATCTTCTACAACGTTTTTATTCGAAGCTTCATCAACCGCATAACTATATTCATAAATAATATTATCTACTTCACGTTCAAATAAATTACTTAAATGTTCCGCAATTTCCTTATCCTCACCACCAATTAACGATGGATTGGTTAACAATAATATTTCTTCTATTATTTTTTTATTTGACTCATTGAAGTACGATAAAATATACCCTTCATCCCATTCACTATCTCTTGCAGAATAAGAGTCCAAAAATTCCCATGAACTATTCAAAACGGTTGTCATTATAGATAAATCATATTCTTCAATATCAAATAGTTTAAAATAATCTTCATCACTATCAAACTGTAATTTGATTTTACTGGCAGTTGGTTTGTTAGCACTTGGTTTAAAACCTTCAAGTAAATCATCAATTTTACGTATGTCCCACTTATCAATTTCCTTAATTTCACCACTGGCACATTTTTCTAAAAATTCGTAAGCACTACTTTTTTCCATTACACTATTTTTAATTTATAAATATCTATAATTTACACTTTGTTATTAATAAAATAATACATATCTTTGTTAAAGAAATCGTTATTTGAAATACTGGGGATAAAATGGAATAGACTGACATAGTTGGGTATTCGGTGCATGTGAGACCAGGATTAAGTCTCTAAAATCTGATTCAAACTGATAGACGGCAACGTTATCAACAAACTTTCCGCAATCGGATTAATCCGTGAGGAAGAAGTTGCAGTAGCTTAATAGTTACTAAAACATCGAGCCGGTTCACATACGCTTAGGAACAGAAGTGATTACGGTGTTTCTCCACCTAATGAGAAAAAAAAGGAATGGTAACCTATATTACTATCATCGTCGCTGAGCGGTGTAAAAACTCAGATATTTCGGATTATTAGAATAAATAATGACCTAAACATGTAGTACTTAATAGTCAATATGGACAACAATTGGGTTCGAATCCCAATATCTCCACCAATTTTTTTTATAAATCTTGATTTATTGAAAAAAAACGTATATTTATTAAACAGTTAAAAACAAATAAAACAAAAACAAACAAGTATGAAAAAAGTAAAATTAGCTATTTTAGCAACTGCATCGTTAGTAATCACATCTTGTGGTCATTCAACTACTGAAGAATCAAAAACTAACGTATCTGATAGTACCGCAGCGGTATTAGTTGTAGATACATTAAAAACTGTTGAAACAACAAGTGTTGTTGGAACTTCTTCAGTAAGTGAAGTTGCGGCTTCAGTTGCTACAACTGTTGAGAAAAAATAAAAATAATACGAATAGTCGTTAAATTTTAAAGTCCCCATTTGGGGACTTTTTTTATAATAACCTTTTAATATTTTTAATATCTTGTTGTATACTCTCAGCTGTGATTTTACCTAAGTTAGATTTATCATATATCATTTTTAATAAATTATCAATTGGTAAATCAATTTTAGTTATTTCGTCTGATGGGTTAATCGAGGGGTCGACAGGGGGATTTATAGACGTATTATTCAAATAAGGTTCAGGGTCTATTTGGTCACCATCTTGAGTTTTTCTTATTTCAAAATGTAAGTGATTACCGGTTGATACACCAGTACTCCCAACTAAACCAATGACTTGTCCTTTAGATACCTTATCACCTAATTTTGTCAATATTTTTGACATGTGACCATACAAAGTAAAAAAGTCTTTGTGTTTGACAATGACCATATTTCCATAACCACCACTTTCAGATTCAGGAGAAACTCTAACAACTTCACCATCTAAAACTGTTTTTATTTTAGTTCCTTCAGGTGCTCCAATATCTACACCTTTATGTTCTTTAGAACCCTTTACAATGTCTCTATGACCAAATTTTGAATTGATTGGTAATTTAGTCTCTAATGGGAATTCTAATGTTTCTTCATTTATAAATCTTTTCATATTTATAAATATGTTAAGACTATAAAAAAATTATTGTGGTTGGAGAGATTTAAACCATGACGGTATTTCTCTATTTTTCCAAGTCGCAATTGTTGATTTAGCACCCATATAATAATTTCTATATGAATCAACCACTGAACCTACTTTATATTCATCAGGCATCGCTTTAGGAGGGTCTGTAAAACCTTTGTCACAAATTGTTACTTTATTTGTGACACACCACTCAATTACATCTTGTGACTTATGACGTTTACCGTAACGGTATGTATATTCTTTACACAACTCTAATCCAAGTTCACAAAGATAAAGATAGTTAGATAAACTTTCTCTAACCCAAATAGAACAAGGGTGATTTTTATGTGATAACTTATAAGGTATTTCATATGGTGAATTAGTCATGTGATGAGCACTACATAGTAACTGAGCATATTCAACACACATTTTTGTTGAATGACAGTTTATGTGATATTCGGCACACTTTTTAACATCAGTGTCTAAAAAAAATATATTCATAGTAATTTATTATTTGTAAAATATTTTCTTGAATAATAACCCAAAGTATCTATATCCGAATCTTTAGTATTGATAAACATAAAACCTGAATAGTTATCGGTCATATGTAAGACACCTTCGATAATAACACAAATACCTTGTTTAAATTCCTTAGTAGCATAACTATCAGTTCTTGATAATTGTTGATTAGAATAATCTATTAACTGTTTAACTTCTATCGTTTTTCTCATAATACAAATATAATAATTATTTTTCGAATTTTTTTCTTATTTTTTTAAGTAAAAATCTATTAAATTTCTTTTCATTATCTCTTGATTCTATTTCATAGGGGTGGTTATCATAACCATACTTTTTAAGTAATTTGTCGTATTTTTTTTCACATGGTTGTAATGTATGAGTCCATTCATGTATAAATGTTCTTGTTAAGACACCTACAGATTTACAAACATTTAAAAATATAAAAATTGTATCAGTGGCACAGTCAAGATAACCGTAATATTCATAGCTCTCTTTATTATAAATTAATTTGATTTTTAGATTTTTAGTAACCCCTAAGTTTCGCTTACAAAATTTAACACAAATTTTATTGAGTTTAATTAAGTCTTTATTTGATAATTCTTTTATTTTTGTACGATAGTATATCATAGTACAAATATACAAAAAAATAACGTACCTACCAAAATAATTTTTAGATAAGTAAAGAATATTTATAATAGATTTATATGGAAAATTTATTTTTTAAAATATGTGAAAAGTTATTAACAGGGTTCTATGTTATAAAAATATATAAAACTTATATAACATTTCCAAGATTAGTCCCTGTTTTTACTTTAGGGGTTATAACCAGTAGTATTGGTGAAATAATATACGACGACTTATTAATATACTCAGGATGGAGTATCCTTTTAATATTTGTATTTGGTTTCTTTTATTATAATATATTCCCAAATAGAAGACCTAAGTAATTTAAAATAAAATGGCGGAGAAATAGGGATTCGAACCCCAGGAACCTCACGGTTCAACAGTTTTCAAGACTGCCGCAATCGACCACTCTGCCATTTCTCCTTACATATAAATATATCGTTTTTTTAAAAAGGAAAGTAAAAGATGGGTGCGTGGACATCTACTTTTACGATTGGCGTTACTTTGACTTCATTCAGTCCCCTCTCCCGCATGAGCGGTATTCCCCAATCAACCTTATTTAATTATTCAAATTGATATTCAGAGTCAGTATTAAAAGAATACGTATTATTATCCTTAACTTGTACACCTAAGCTAGTTAATGTATTATTAAAACTTTCTTCAGATAAAATCCCTAAGTTAACTAAATCACTGTAAGTTTTAATAAAGTCAACTAAATTAGTTTCATTAATTTGTTCACTACTGATTAAATCGTTGATGTTTTTGGTTTCCATATTTGTTGTTTTTAATTTATTTTCTATATAAATGTAATGTTTTTTTTATTTATAGTCAAATTTGTTTTCAATTTCCTTTTTACATTTATCACACATTGTTGAATTAACATTATTATTAAGTTTATCATACATATAACATTTATCATTATCACAATGTGATAAACCAATATTATGTGTGAATTCATGTATAATAACTGTTTTAAACTTTTTACATTTAAAAGACGAAAGAACCATAAAACTAGGGCCTTTAAAGTCAACACCTTGTAATGAATTAGTTAATTGTTCTGATGTAACTAAAATTACGGTATTATCAAATAAATTACAGAATGTATAAAATAAAATTTTATGTACATCTAACTTACCATTTGACATATAATAATCACTTTTAGTGATTGGGTCGTCATTAATAGTTGCGTCAATATTATAGTATTGTTTTAATGTGTTTTTTACAGATATTAAATCCTTTTCATTGTATTCACCAACACCTCTAATAGATACTAATTTTTCATTAATAAAAAATCTTGAGATGATAAATAAAACGATAGTTAATATTAATATTTTTTTCATAGTTGTCTTTTTTATATGACAAATATAAGAATTAACTTTAACATAAAAAAATAAATAAAATAAAATTAATAATCAAACGTATAGAAAGCAAAAAGGTGTCTCACGACACCCTTTTACTAGATAAGTAACACCCCCTTCCTTTTTAAGTTGGTTTATCCCTTTTAGGCTTCTAACCCAAAAGTATGTTTAAGATAACATCTTATCTTTTAATGTTGAACCAAGCGACAGTAATTTATCACCAATATTTTCCATTAGTGGGCAAATTACTTTTGACAAGTTTGATTCCAGTTCTTTAGCTAAGGTAGTTTTATCAATCGTATCAACTAATGCGTTACGTAATACGTCAAAAAACATATTATCAACACCGTATTTTGAATCTTTTTGTATTTTAACAATTAAACTTTCAGCCAGTGATTTTGTTAATAATGGAGTTAAATAAGAACATTTAAAAATTTTACCATTAAAAAAATCTTCAACAGGTGTATTACCAACTGTTGTGGATATAATTATTGATGCCCAACCTTTAGGGTCAAGACCTAATTCTGTTAATATTTTTTCAGTAACTTTAGTTTTAAAGTAATCAATAATAGCATCGAATCCTGAACCGAACATTGCGTTAAGTAAATCCAAAGATTCAGTAATAACTACTTTTTCATTGAGACCGATTGAATTTAATTCAATTGATTCATTTAAAACAGTAATTAAAAACTTTAATTTTTCTTCTTTGGTTTTTAATTTAACACCTTCATTTAAAAAATTAAGTCTTTTTTTAATAATCAATTCTTCTTCAATTAAAGTTCTTTTTTTATTTAATGAAAGTTCTTTTAAACTTTCATTAACAATACGTTTTAATTTAATATCTTCATTCATTTTTCTTATTTGGTCTAAATTTAATATATGTGTATTAGGTATTTTTCCTGCGTAACGACCTTCACCTTTTAATAAATTTTTAATTTCTTTAAAGGTTAGATTGTTATTTTTTATATTAAAACCCATAATTTTTTTAAAAAATGGTGATAATGTTTTATCGGTAATACCTGGGTCTAAATCTTTATTAGATAATTCATAACCTTCAAATGCTCCAAATTTAGTACATAACGATAACTCTTTTTTATATTGTTGTAATTGAGTTAAAGGGTCAGTTGCACCAACTGAAGATTGTATTGCGTTAACTATATAATCTTTCAAAACTCTTTTACAGTTTTCCTTTCTTTTTTCATCAAATTCAACTTTCTTACCAATTAAATTTGGTCCTGCACTTACAGGTAAATATACAGGTGTTGGAAATTTTAAACCTAGTCGTTTTATTTCATCGTCAGCCGGCTTATATTGATTATTAGTGATTTCAATATCTGTAGGTACATTTAACACACCATTTTCAGGTGGTGTTAATTCATATTGAGTACGAGTTTCTTTATCTGGAAAATACCAAGTTAACATATTATTCCATATTTTGAAAGACTCAGAACGAGCACCTTTTTTAGTTAAATTATCATTAATATACTTACTTCTTTCTTTTATTGCGTAATAAATATCAAAACCTGGTGATTCAACATCAAGACCGAATTGTGTTAATTGTTGTTTCATTGGTAAACCTAAATCTTCAATTTTTGGAACACCATTAAGAACCATTATTTTACCATCTTTATCTGTTAGATATGTGAATTTTCCTTTTTCGTCTTTTTTTAAGGCTTTACCATCATAAACCACAAAATTACCTTTTGCTGTTTTTTTACCGGCAAAATACACTCTACCACCAATATTAACAGGTAATGGATTACCATTTGAACTTATACTTAATGGTTCAATAGTACCATCTAAATCAGAAATTGGTGATGTTTGTAGTCTCTGTAACTCCGTAGTAGGTATTACGGTAGCAACTTTGGTTTGTTCATTTAAAATATTATTATTCATCGTCTTTTATCTATTATAAATACTTTAAAATTTATCAGAATTCATCACCATATGTTCTTGAATAATCAACACCTTTTACGGGTTCAGATGTTTCAGGTTCAGAAGTTCCAGGTCTGATATTATTTTTAGACTCACGTCTTTCTTTACAAGTCTTCATTATTTCGTCATACAATTCTTTAGTAATTGTATCACCAACACCTAATGATTTTAATATTTCTTCGGTTGTATTACCAAATTTACCATCGGCAGTTAGCCCTAAACAATCTTGAACATCGGCTATTTTATTACTCTTATCCCACTTTTTAAATGGGAAATCTGATTTCTCAGTATATTTTGACGGATTGACAGGAGTTTCATCTGGTGTTGGTTTAGTCTCATTATTAGTAACAGTAATACCATTATCTTCAAACCAACCACTTAATTTAAGAAAACTATATCCCAAAGCTGTTGCCCAAGCGGTAACTTTTAATTTAGATACAGTATACTTACCATTTACGTCTTTTTTAAAAAGACCTAACTTAAGCAAATCCTTTATATTTGTACCGGTTAATTTTCCTTTACCATTTGAATAAATGTTTCTAATATAGTCTTTAACATTAGGTTTTAAATCAGGTCTTATTGTTTTAACGTAAGATTTTAAATCATTCCCTAATAACTGTTTTAATTCATCATCACTTAATGATGATATTGTAGCGATTTCTTCGTAGGTAAGTGAATAACCTTTATCTTTTATTTTTTTAAGAATTTCACTTTTTATATTTTCAATGTTGGTTGTATTTTTTAGAAAATTTTCTAATTCTTCATTATTCTTAATTTTTTTAAATGAACTATTAATTATACTTTTTAAGTCGGCTTCAATACCACCACTTAGTAACTTACTAATTGATTTTTTTCTATCTTTTATTAATGAGTTGGTATAAGATTTTAAATCAGTGCCACCTAATAACTGTTTTAATTCATCATCGGTTAAGGCACCGATGGATAATAAGTCTACATTATTTAGTGAATACTTATTTTTTTTAATTAATTCAACAATTTTATTTTTAAAGTTATCAATATTAGTTGTATTTTTTAGAAAATTATCTAATTCACCACTATTACTAAAATTATCTACTATGTTTAACAAATACTTATCTATGTCAGCTTTAATCCCCCCTTTTAATAACTTAATAATTAATTTACTAACAGTATTTTCATTAATTAAATTAATATTCATTATAGATTTAATTCTATTAATTTCATTTAATATTTCTTTATTCATATTGACTTTTCACTTTTTGAGTATTTATTTTATCACTAATCTTTTGATTATAAATATCAGTTAATGTTTTATTTATATTAATTAATGCTTTACCTAATAATTCTTTAGTTGGTTTAGTAATTGGTTCTAAATATTTAAACACACCTGATGGTTGTAGTACAATACCTAGTACACCTAAAGTTTGGACATCAGCATCCCCATTAGCAACAATGGTTTTACCACCCTCATCCTGACGTAATAAATCTTGAACTTGTTTAACGGCAGATTTTGTTTTAGGACCATAAATACCATCTATAGGACCTTTAAAGTCGACAGGTGCTAATCCGGATTGACTAACATTAAGTAAACGTTTTTGTAATTCTTTTACCTCATCACCTGTATCACCTTCTTTTAATTTATCCTCTTCAAAAAACTTAGCAATTCCAAAACCGATAGCACCACCTGTTAATAATTTAGCAACACCTTTTTTAGTTATAATTTCTTTACCTGTTTGACTAATAGATTTCACATTAATCTTAAATGTTGTTGTAATCCAATTAGTTATCTTAGTTATTATATTATCAAATGAATTAAATATCGTACCTAAAAATTTACCAGCACGTTCTCCAAATAATTTAGTTATAATTTTCTTAGCATCATTAAGAAACTTACTTAAAAATGGTAGTTTTTCTAATAATTTAGTTAAAATAGTTTTAACACCTGAACTTGACCCTGTTTTAATTGCGGTTTTTAGTGCTATAGATGCTGTTTTACCAGCGGCTGCAGTAAATAATAAAGATATTATGTCAGTTATTAAAAATAAAAACGGCATTTGTTGTCTATCAGGGTCTTCCGTATCATAATCACCGGTGACAATTTCATATAAGTCTAAACATACTATTAAACCCCAAACCGCTCTCATAACAACAACTGTCGGAAACATTGATAAAATCACATCGGCAATAATACCAAAAAAAGTATTTAAGTTTCGTCTAACCCATCTTAAAAACGATAAAACACCTTGTTTAATAAAAGGTAAGATAACATTTTTAGTTGTGTCTTTAATAGTTTCCCATGTTGAACTAACACCTGATTTAATATCATCCCATAAACTTTCAGTAATGATTTTAATATCATCCCATGATTCATGTATTTTATTTTCTAACGTTGAATCATCAATTGATTCATTAATCAATAAAATATTTTTACTGAATTTTTTATCCCATTCGATTAGTATATTTAATTTATCATCAATATTAATTTTTAAATCTTCTAATAATGAAGATAAAAATTTTCTTGGTTTAGATATAAACTCAACTCTATCTATTTTACCTTTTTTAAAAAGGTATTGAGTATTAGATTCTGAAATAGTTGCAAGATTGTTTAATAGATTTTCACCGTATTTAACAAATTTAAAGTTTTCATTATCAGATTCACTTAAAACGAAAAATCCTTTATCTGTAAAAAGATAATTTTCATCATTTGATATTCCTATATATTTCATTCTATTAAATTAAAGTATTTCCTTTACCTCTGTTTATTTTTACAATATCCGACCATTTAGTTAATCCTATTTGATTCGCAGGTCCTCTAGTTACACCAGTTTCCCATTTAGTTACTGTTGGATATTCAGGTTTATCACCCCCACTTCCAGATGAAGTCTCACCTTCACCTTCTTCATTCATATCTTGTTTATTAGATGTGAAACTTCTATAAAAATCAATTAAATTATTAATATCGGTCATTTTTACTAAAATAGTTCTGTTTTAGGTAATTTTTTAGGGTATACGGTATAATATTCATTTAAAAATATTATAATTTCATCTTCATCAATTTCTTCTTCAAATTCATCATCTATTGCGGAATCGTTATCATAATAATCCTCATCGAACGCATTATTTATTTTATCATTTGAGACGAATTCATACCCGAAATTATTAGTCTCATCTAATTCTATTTGGTCTGTCCTAATTTCATCATCATTATCATTAACAAGTCTAAACGTTACTTCTAAAATTTGTAATGATTCGTTAATATAAAATGAAATTAATTCTTTAATTTCCATAATTTTTTTTTGTTATATAAAAAATATAACTAATTATATTTTTTAAATCGTTTAAACATATCTAACGACTCTTGAATCTTAGATAATACTTCAATAGGGTTCTCAACATCTAATTCAAAGTCATTTTCGTCCATGTCATCATGTCGTAAATCGATAATTACTTCATCTTCTTCACCATCACTAAATGGTATAATATCACCTAAATCAAAATTTTCAATATTACCATCAAAATCAACAGTACCGTGTTTAACATCATCTTCTTTATCGGCAATCATATCTAATGGAGGACCAAGTTCAGATTCTTCTTCTTGAAATAACCCTGTTGATTTCCCATCAAATCGCATTTCATTAATTTTTTGATTACGATAAACACCAACATCACCTTTATTATTAACGGTTATTCCATTTTTATCGTTAGCCATGTCTTGTACATATAGAGGATAGTGATTACTACCCTTAGCATATTCAGTTACATACCCATCATAAAGATGTTTATGTTTATCTAAAATGTTTTCTTTTTCTTCTTTAGTTATATTAAAAAAATATTGATTCATAATTTTATGTTTAGTAATAAATATGTTTATTATTATTAATAATTCTCGTCTTCATCATTGTCTTCAGCATAATTGTCCTCATCTTCAGTTTCGTCATCAAGTTCTGCATCTTTTATAGGTAATAACATATATAACATAACAATTTGATTTGCATTTCTTAACATTAGTCGTTGAACTGTTTCCGGTGTTACTTCTTTACCTTGTGATTTAAGTAATTCCATTGTACCTCTTATCATTAATGATTTAACACTTTCGGCATTATCTATGATATATTTTAACGCTTTTTTTGAACTAACTTTTTTATATTTTAATTCATGTTTTAATCTTTCTTTACCACAAACTAAATAGAAACCTGATTCAAACATATTAACCACACTGATTTCTCTTAAATTAGATAAAAATTGTCTTAATTTATTAACATCGTAATATTTTAATATTTCTTTACGATTATATAATTCATCATGAAGTTTTAAACTATTTTCAGTAATATCTTTTTTCTTTAAAAAAATTCGTTCATTAATTTCAGAATCATTTGAATCATCTTTAATCCATTTATCAACCGTTGAAATTAAATTTAATTTACGACCATCATCCCAATTAACATAATAGATTATTTCATCCCCAAAATCAGTTAATCCGTATACAGTCCCTTTTTGGTTACTATGTATCGGTTGTTGTTCGTTTCCCATATATATCAATATAACTCTATCACCTTCTGATAATTTAGGGTTAATTATCTTTTTATTCTTTTTCATAAGTAACTATTTTTAGTATAAATATATTTATATGTATGATTACTACTATTTTAATAACTGAAAAACAACAAAAAAAGATTTTAATAGAATCTACTAATAAAGATATATTAGATATCGTGACTAAAAATGATTCGTTAGTGAAAAAAATTGTAAAAGACGCATCAAATCAAATAAAATTTGATTTGTCTATATTAGCAACATTTAGTACTACTATTGGTGGTCTAATGGGACCTTTAAACCAATTATTGGAAGGTAAATACCCTGACCTAACACCTTTAAATGTTAGTTTAATTTTAGCAGGTGTTGGATTTCAATATATTAAAGATAATAGTGAACCGTTAAAAAAAATAATTAAAAAAATAAAAGAAGATGGATTAGTTGAACCGTTCAAAGAGTGTCTATCAACGGCTGAAAATCTTAAAAATTCTTTTTTAGAATTTGTTGAAAGCTTAGGTGTAAGTGTTAAAAAAACAGCAAATATTATGGGGTTCACTGTACTAATCCCTATTATACCTATTATCTATAATCTGATTAATGAATTAAATCTAAATGAAACTGATATTGTAGAACTAATTAAACGTATCTTAGTGTTTGCGGGACTTAATTATACAGGTTCGTTTTTGGAAGAAATGATTCTTTCAATGATTAGGAAATTTAAAAATAAATAATTATTTTTTGTATTGTAAAATTTGGTTGATAACAACATCAACATCTTTAGGTTTTAATTGATGTATTTCTTTATGAGTATCGAACCAATCTCTAACAACCACCTCTAATGGTAATTTTCTCAGTTTTGATAAACGTTTAAATCCTTTATATTGTGCGGGGATTTCATGTTTTTGAGTATAATACTTTAAAGGATTTTTAGGTGGTTCATTCCCTAATTCAAAATCACCACGATATTCTTGATTTAAATGTTCCATTTCATGAGCTAAGACTTCATTTAACTCACCAATTAAATCATATAATTGTTTTCCGATTGTTTTTGGGTTATACTCAATAACCAATGTTATAGTATCATCATCCGAACTATAATCACCATCAACATAAAACCCACCAACTAATTCATTAGTATTTAATTCTAATTCAATAGGAAAAGTTAAATTAGTGTTTGTGAATTCATAAACAGAATCTAAATCATTATTATCCGGTAAATGAATATTACCTTCAGATGAATTTTTAATTAACTTAACTATATCAAATATAATTGTTCTAATAGCTAGTCTATTTATTTTACCTTCACTAATATGGTTATTTTTATTTAATTCGTTAAGCATATTTTACTTTTTATATAATTATAAATACAAAAATAATTAATAAATTTATCATAAAAAAATGGAATTAATATCTAGTCACCCAATTAAAAAATCTGATTTAGGATTTCACGGAAATCTTTTCGGTGGTTCACTATTAAAATGGATTGATTCTGCGGCTGCGGGATACTCTATGCAATTATGTGACACACCAAGAATGGTAACAGTCTCAATTGACAAATGTAACTTTGAAAAACCGGCCAAAGAGAACCAATTATTAAAAATATATGGTTTTCCATCTAAAATCGGTAATACATCGATAACAATTTATATGGAGGCTAGAGCACATAATGTTTATACAGGAAAACAAAATTTGGTATTGAAAACCAACATAACTTTCGTTAGAATTGATGAGGATGGTAATCCTATCCCAATTAGTGAAAGAGTTAAAAATAAAGTTAATACATTAATCGAAGGTAATGAAGTGTTACAGTAAAATCCTAACTTGGATTGAAGAAGAACTTGATAAGTTCCCTGATGAAAATATTCAAGGTGCTGAAATGGTGGCATATGCCACTTTACAATTAGTTAAACAACAAATTTTAAAATTTAAAGAATCTGAAGAACATGAATCAAAAATTTGATTTTAAAGACATAACAATAGTACCAGAAATAATATCTTCAATTAACTCAAGAAATGAGGTTAATATTTTCACAGAAGAAAATAAGTTACCGATTATTGTATCACCTATGGATACTGTAGTCGATGAAGATAATTGTGATGTATTCATTAAACAAAATTTGTTAGTTTGTTTACCAAGAGGAGTTAATCACGACAATAAAGATAATTTCAATTCACTATCATTAGATGAATTCGAAGTTTTTGTCGGTTGGTATGAGGATAATATTATTGATGATGATATCAATATATTGGTCGATGTTGCAAATGGTCATATGGAAAAATTACATAATTTATGTGAAAAATTTGTTAATTTAAAAAACGAAAACCATAAATTAATGGTTGGTAATATCGCAAATCCCAAAACATTTGAAAAGTTCTGTCAGATTGGTGTTGATTATGTAAGAACCGGTATTGGTGGTGGTTCAGGTTGTTTAACTTCAGTTCACACCGGAATACATTATCCAATGGCGTCTTTAATCAGTGAATGTTATGAGATAAAAAAACTAGGTGGTTATAAAACCAAAATAGTTGCCGATGGTGGTTTTAAAAATTATGATGATATTATAAAAGCACTTGCTTTAGGTGCTGATTATATTATGTTAGGTGGTACATTAAACAAATCATTGGAATCTTGTAGTAAAACAAATTTATTTAAAATAATTCCGATTAGTCATGAGATGTCTAATAAAATTTGGAATAATTACCCATTTTTACGAAAGTATATGACTAAAAAATTCAGAGGTATGTCAACTAAAGACGTACAAAGAAAATGGGGTAAAACAAAAATAACAACATCAGAAGGTATTACTAAGACGAATAAGATAGAATATAAATTAGATTCTTGGATTGAGAATTTTTCTGACTATTTAAAATCGGCAATGTCATATACTAACTCAAAAACTTTGGAAGAGTTTAAAGAAAGTAGAACTGTATTCATTTCAGAAAATGCGTTAAAACGATATACTAAATGAAAATTTTAATTATTAAAATAACAAAAGCCATGTATTGTAAATTATACATGGCTTCAATTAAATACCATAATTTTTTAATGTTTTTTTTATAGAAAAGTTACTACAATTTTTAAATTAGTATTACCTTTAATAACTCTATGATAAACACCTTCAGGAATAATATATTTTTCACCGGGGGTTAACTCTTTTGGTAATTCATTATCTAATTGTAATTTCCAACCATTTCCCGAAATAACTTCGATTAAACGTTCTTCTCTATCTCTATGCCATTTAAGTTCTTCAGAATCGATATTTTCATTGAAAATTCTGATTTTTCTATTATCTAATGTGTGTTCATCAAATGGTAATTTCTTTTCCATAATATTTCTTTAATTTTACCAATATGAGTTAGAGATTACTCGTCCCCATAAGTTAGAGAATCTTGGTAATCTACAAGCCCAATATCCGGCTTTTGTTTTATCTTTTTTATCTTTACAATTATGTCTAGCCGCGAAAGACTTTCTAGCTTCAGGGTTAGAAACTTTAGCGGTTAACCCACCGTGTTTATCACCAAAACTAATTTTTTTCACATTTCCGGTACTTGGGTTTTTAACATAAACATAATATTTTTTAGCTCCACCCCTCATTGGAGTGTTTAACTTAACATTCTTACCTTTATATTCTGATTCATTAATATTTTCTTTTAATTCGTAAGGTAAGTCTAACATAACTTTTTCACCATTTTCTAAAATAACAATTCTTCCTAAATCAGATTCAACAATCCAAGTGTCATCTTCGTTTAGTGATATTAAATCATTATTATATAGTGTTCTAACCTCGTTAATTAAATCAAAAAACTTTTTAGAACCAGGTCTGAAAATATTTTCATTTAATGAAATATTATTATCAATATGATATTGTAATTCTTCAGATACTTGTAACCCATCAATACTTTCCATTTTCATTTTTTTACCCCATTTATCACCTTTACCTTCAGTTTTACATGCGGATGGTGTTGGTCTACATGCCGGATATTTTTTCCTATCTTCACCTTCACTTCTACCACAAGGTTTACAATTTTTTTTACCATCCTTATCAGTTCTACATGTATTACAGTCAACCCAACCTTTTGTTTTACCTTTAGCACCTTGTCTTGAAAACCAACCATGTAACCCTTCTTCATTTTCTTTAGATAAGTCAGTTTTTTTAGTTTCATCAAGTTTCTTCTTTTTTTTCCAAATTTTACCTTTACGGCATTTAACAACTGCACCTGAAGCATATGCCGATGGCCAAACATCATATTTTTGTTTTGCTAGTCTTGTACATCTATCATCTTTTTTAGATTCTAATATAGCGTTCTCAATTATTTTTTTTATATCCATTGTTATGATTTTATAATATAAATATCTTATATTTGTGTTATGAGAATACTGAAATTTATAAGTTTGATTTGGCATTTATACCTAATATATAAAGTACTAACACTTTTATATTTAACACATTTTTATCCATTAACACATAGTTTAGATATATTAACTTGGTGGATTTATTTATTAATTTTTGATATTTGGTTATTAAATACAAAACATTTATATAATACCGAAAATGAAAATTAACTTCATATTTGTGAATATAGTTATATTTATAAAATAAAATATATCTTACAAATGAAAAAATATATTATTAACGAAGAAAAACTTCGTAAGAAAATTAGGGAATATTTACTTGAACAATCATCACCTAAACCAAGTGAAGGTGAAAAACAAAGATGTTTAACAACAAATACCGTTGGGTTAGATGATTTAGTTGGTAAAGCCGGTGAATTTTATCAGTATTCTAACGGTGTTACTAAAAGAAAATCAGGTGTTAATTCATTAGTTGATACTTTAGGTATACTAAATAATTTAAGATTGTTTAAATCAATTTCTGATGGTGGTAACCATTTATCATATGAAATGTTAAACCATCTTAATAAATTTAGAAATAAAAATTATTTTGATGAAACAACCGGTAATTGTCATAAAGCCATGGACAAAATAATTGACCTGTATAAAGAAAATGAACATGGCACTGAATTAGTTAAAGATATTGAGAAAATATTGAATATTCAAACTCAAGATGATGAATTTACTCCATCACCAAGAGCTAAAGAATATTTAAAACAATGTTTAAACCTATTAAAAGGTAAATAAGATATCCAATTAGGACCGTTACCGTTTCGGTAACAAGAAGAGGGGAGGTTCGCTACTGTCCCCTTTTTTATTTAATATCAATATATTTATAAATAACAAAAAAATTGAATATGAAAAATATCATTAATGAAGAAATTGGGAGAATGTTATATCTAACATCACATAAACGAGGTGTTGTAATTAGTGAACAAAAATATGAATCTCCAAATTGGAAAGGTAATAATAAAGGTGATGTTGATTTTAGTAATCCATATGGTCGTTACGCTGAAAATGTTGGGTATAACGGTCAAAAATATACTTTAACTAGTAAAACAACGGCAATTAGACTTACCCAAGTAATTAAAAAAGAAAACAACGTCTTACCAGAATTAACATTATCTAAAAATGGATTCCCATATCCTGACAATATGATATCACCTAAATTTAGTAATTTTCCGGAAGCCAAAAAAAAATATCAAGAATTTATCGATAAATTAATAATTTTTTTATCCAATAAAAATTTAGATGATATTAAGGAAATTACTATAACAGGTGAAGCTGATTCGGCAACACCAACGTTAGATATACCTAAAGGATTTTCATCATTAGACCATAATTTAGTTGGAGATTCAACCCCTTATGGAGGTATTAAAGATAAAAAACAAATGAACCAATATTTGGCAGAAAATAGAGCTAAAGTGATTGGTAAAATGATTATTACAGAAATTAATAATTCTTTAGGTCTCGATATATCAGAAAAAATTAAATATAAAACAATAAATCATTACGGTGATAGTTCTAAAAGAGGTTTTGATTATAAAAAAATATCAATAGTTATTGATTATATCAAAACACCAAATGAACAAGATAAAATAAATAACCGTAATTCTATTACAAAATCGGATATTGAATCGTTTATTGATTTAACTCAGTATGGTGGTGAAAAATTACCGGCGGTTTATATTAATTCAGGTAAGTCATCAATAGCGGCAGTATCAACTAAATTAATAGACGAAAAAGGTTATATTGAAAAGGGTATTTTACCTTCATATGGTAAGTCAGGATTAAATGGTTCTATTAAGTGTAAAGGTAAAATAATAAATGATGAATTATTTATTAATAATATTTCATTTGGTGATTTTTTACCTTCATCTGAAATGGGTTATGATGTTTCAGCGGAAAGTACAACCGATTTTATAAGTAAAGGTAGACTTGTATCTATAGGACAAAATAATGGTTATGATTATATCGCGTTACTTCAGTTCTCGTTATCAAAATTATAATTATTATTCATATTTAGATGTAAAAACACCTGTAACATATAATGTTTTGGTTATATAATTATAATTAACACCAAACGCACCATAACATTTAATATTCTCAAAAGGTGTTATTTGTGTCATGATAAATCGATGGTGTTCTGAATTCATAAAACTTTGAATAACTATCGTTGATAACGAATCATACGTTAGTTCTATATTTTTTATTTGACAAATTATTTCTCCATCAAAATCAGAATTACTCTTATTTTTATTATTAAAAAAATCAACTCTATCGGTGGGGGTTCTCAATAAAATATTATTATGTGGTATAGAATTTTCATGACTTATTCTAAAATTTTTAACAGATAAATAATCAGATTGGTACTTAGCAGCATCATACGCAACTTTATCATATTTTAAAGGTTCATTACCTAATTCTACTCGTTTGGTATCACATTTTTTAGTAATGAGTTCCGTTAATAATTTAATATTAATTTTACTATAATCTATAGTATCTGTAGGTTTTTGTGAAAAACCAATTGTAGTTAATACGATAAAAAAAGTAATAAATATATTTGTTTTCATATAACAAATATACGAAATATCATTAATTATACAAAACGTTTTTTTTACTTAATTTTTTCTTTTTTTATTTGTGTTAAATTTAACGTAATTAACTTTTTCTGTGGAAAAAGTTCCAATACCAATTATATCACCATTTAAATTGTATTTGAATTTAAAATTAAAATAATTAAGTTTTTCTTCGTCAATTATCGATTTATGTGATTTAGAATTCATAAAAATTCTAAACGCTGATTTAGCGATATTGCTTTCATCAGTTCCTGTTGACATACGAACTAAAATTTCGGCAAATCCTAAATTAGGATTTATTTCATAATAATACCTAAATCTTAAACCAATTGTTTTTAAATCGTTATTAGTTTGTTCGTGAGTTATTTCTCCTTGTTTAACTAAATAATTTATTTGACAATAACTTAGACTATCTAAAAATTCACAATATTCTTTTTTACGATTAAACACACTATCTTGGTAATTAAGGTAAAGTTTAGTAAACTTCTCCTCAATTTTTTTCAAATCCAAATTTTTATTAATTTTTACTCTACAAATTCCTTTTTTTTTTCAGATTCAAAAATACTGTCAAGTCTATCAGTAATCAATTCATTAATTATTTGATTTTTATCATTTTTAACTTTAACAGTGTAAGACCCCATCGTTAATTGAGAATACCCAATTATTTGTAGTAAACATAAGATTAAAATTATTTTTATAACTTCCATATAACAAAACGTGTTTAGTTAATTATTCACCCATATTTGTAGATGTAGGACAAGGGTTAATAACGCCGGTTGTGTACATATTATCTGTGTTTTGATTATAACAAACATTAAAACTACCGTAAATAATATAATCAACATCATCAAATAACATTGCGATTTTGTGATATTTAGAATTCAAAAAACCTTTAATAATTTCTTCAGCATAATTTTGATATGTTTTAGTGTTAATACCTACGTAATTTATTGTTGTTACTTTCTCAAATACAGTACATATCTCAGCCGTCATAACATAAAATCTTTTTTCATTATATTTTTTATAGAAAAACTCAAATCTTTCCCCTACATTATGTAGTAATTGTGATTTAAAAACATTAGTGTTTCTATGTGATAAAACACTAAAATTTGACATATATTCGGATTGATAATTGGCACTATATGAACATATTTTGTCATAGACTAAAGGTTTTACACCATTTTCTTTTCTAACTTTATTACATTCGTCAAAGATTGTTTTATTAAACAATTCAACATTCAGGTGTTTGAAATCAACAACATCATTTTTAGTTTGAGAATAACAAACTATTGAAATTAATGAAAAAATTAAGTTAATTGTCTTCATATAACAAATTTATGAAATGTTTCCCAATAAAAAAATATTATTCGTATTTTGATGTGAAAACACCTGTTACATATACGGATTTATCGATTACATTATAAGATACAGCAAAAGCACCATAACGTTTGATATTATTGGATGTTTTAATTTTTGTCATTATAAATCTATGTCTATCAGAATTCATAAAATCGTCAATAATTAAATCCGATAAAGAATTATAAGTTTCACCACTTAAATAAAAAAGACCTATTATTTCACCTGTAAAACTAAAATCAGTTTTATTTTTTTTATTAAAAAAATCAACCCTGTCTGTAGGTGTTTGTAACAAAACATTATTATGTTGTATCTTATTTTCATGACTTATCCCAATATTTTTTTCAGATAAACAATCAGATTGATATTTCGCAGATTCATAGGCGATTTTATTATAAACTAAAGGAAGATTACCGAGTTCAACTCGTTTTACGTCACATTTTTTAGTAATGAGTTCAGTTAATAATTTAATATTAATTTTACTATAATCTATAGTATCACTAGGTTTTTGTGAAAAACCAACTGTAGTTAAAATGACTAATAAACTTAATAATAATTTCATATGACAAATATATGAAATTATTTTTGATAAAACAAAAAAACCTTGAGTTTCCCCAAGGTTTTTATTTAACTATTTTACTTCTTCAAAATCAACATCTGACACATTTTCATTAGTAGTGTTCTCAGACTGAGTTGTGTTATACAACGTTTGTGTTATTGATTGGAATTTAGTATTTAATTCTTCTAAATTACTTTTAACTTCCGTTACATTTTTAGAAGAATGTGATTCTTTTAATTTACTTAAAACAGTATTAAGTTCTGTTTTTTGTTCTTCAGTTAATTTTTCTTCTAAATCTTTTAAAGACCTTTCAGTTTGGAAAATAGTTGTATCAGCATTATTTAATACTTCAACTTCTTCTTTAGCTTTTTTATCTGACTCAGCATTCGCTTCAGCTTCAGATTTCATTCGTTCAATTTCTTCTTTTGATAAACCTGAAGAAGCTTCAATTCTAATTTTATTTTCTTTGTTAGTTGCTTTATCAATAGCCGAAACATTAATAATACCGTTAGCGTCGATATCGAACACAACCTCAATTTGAGGTACACCTCTCATTGATGGTGGAATACCATCTAAATGAAATCTACCGATAGTTCTGTTGTCTTTAGCCATAGGCCTCTCACCTTGTAAAACATGAATTTCAACAGTTGGTTGATTGTCAGATGCGGTTGAGAATACTTGAGATTTTTTAGTCGGTATAGTGGTATTAGCTTCAATTAACTTAGTGAAAACACCACCCATAGTTTCGATACCTAAAGATAATGGTGTCACATCTAATAATAACACATCTTTTACATCACCACCTAACACACCACCTTGGATAGCCGCACCTAAAGCAACTACTTCATCAGGGTTAACACCTTTTGAAGGTTCTTTACCAAAGAATTTTTTAACCGCTTCTTGTATTGCTGGTATTCTTGTAGTACCACCAACTAAAATCACCTCATCAATCTCACCTATAGTAAGATTTGCGTTAGAAATAGCTTTCTTACAAGGTTCGATGGTTCTTTGAACTAAACTATCAACTAATTGTTCAAATTTAGATTTAGTTAATGTCTTTACCAAATGTTTAGGGACACCATCAACAGGGATTAAATAAGGTAAATTAATTTCAGTTGAAGATGTTGTTGATAATTCAATTTTAGCTTTTTCAGACGCTTCACGTAAACGTTGTAACGCCATTGGGTCTTTACTTACATCAACACCATTTTCTGATTTAAATTCAGTCACTAACCAATCTATAATTGCGTGGTCAAAATCATCACCACCTAAATGTGTATCACCATCAGTTGAAAGTACTTCAAATACACCATCACCTAATTCTAATACAGATACGTCATGTGTTCCCGTTTTGTTATCGTTAAGCTCTTTATCTTAACTTCTACAACTTTCATTGTAGTCCAGACTATATCTTAATAGATGTTAAAAATTCATTAATTTCATTTTGGAATAGTATTTTATATTTCAAGTTGTTTCTTTCACAATATTCTTCGGCGAACTTTTGTTTAGACCACCAAACACCGTTTTTTACTTCGTTAAGATGCCAAATATGATTATCTTTAATTTCAATCAAATATCCGTATTGTGGTAGATGAAAATCAACATAATATTTTCTATTTTTATTATTAATAAAATAGTTAATTTTTTCACCATTTAAAATTTTTATACCCATTTGTTCACATTTCTCAATGAATGACATTTCAGATTTACTTTGATAAATTATCGTATCGTTAAAAATTGTCAGATATTTTCTTTTTTTGAAAATCTTATTACAAAAAGAACATGATGGACATAATATTTTATGGTTTTTAATTTTATCTTTAGGTCTTCTAGTTGTATTAAAGATAATGTCACAATTTTCACATTTATATTGAATATTTTTTAGTAAAATTTTCTTGTCCTCATAAATTATATATTGAGAATATTTTGATTGGTTTTTTACTTTTAATACTGGTAAAAATTTGAATTTTTTACCTTTTAATTCAAATCCATCTATAGATACCATATTACTTAACAAATTATTAAATTCTTCATTTGTTAAATGTTTTTTATAATATTTACATTTAAATTCATCCGATTCTTTTTGAAAATCGTTTGTTGATTCCGTAATGTGGTTCTCAATATCATATTTGTCTTTTATTAATTTTTTTGGTTTAAAATTTTTATTCAATAAAAGTTGACTGTGGTTAAATCTTTTTTGTTCGGTTTCTCTACAATTAACACATCTCATATTTTCCTTTTTCAAGTATTTAGATAAATGTATTTTATTTTCACACCCACACTCACACCTATACAAAACTTTAAATTCTCTAGTTTTAATTGGTACATCACCTGTAAATAGTACCGGCGATTCACACTCTAAATTAGAATATTTGTTTTTAAAAAACCTAATATTTAAATCCTCATTTAGTATTATATGTTTTTTAATTGATTCAACTTGTATTATACTTTTTTCCAAAATGTCAATGAACGTATTTTTATTAACTTTATCCATACTCTTTTATTAATAAATATTAGAGTATTATCAAAAGTACCACCTATCATCGGTTTTCGTGGGTATTTCTTCTTTGTTTTTAGATTACTTTACCTAGTCGTTGAACGTTATTCTCATTTCTGAGACTCTTCGCTGCGGATTACCCAATTTTAACTTATATTACCTTACCCTCACAATTACGCTCGGCCATAAAAATATCACTACTTTTATTTGGTTAGTTAAACTCTAAGGATTTCCCCGTCAATTTACCGATTTTTAATTTTTCGTATTAAATATTAATACGCGGAGGCATAACCTTCACCACCACAGTCAAAAACAACGATTTTTTGGTCTTTACCTTTTTTATCTAAACCATACGCTAACGCAGCGGCAGTTGGTTCATTAATAATACGTTTAATGTTTAACCCAGCAATTTCACCAGCTTCTTTAGTGGCTTGTCTTTGAGCATCATTAAAATACGCAGGTACTGTAATAACCGCATCTGTTACAGTTGTACCTAAAAAATCTTCAGCAGTTTTTTTCATTTTTTGTAAAATGGTAGCTGAAATTTCTTGAGGTGAATAAAATTTTTCATCAATCTTAACTCTTGGTGTGTTGTTTTCACCTTTAACAACTTCATAAGGAACTCGTGATGTTTCTTCTTTAGTTTCATCATAACTTGAACCCATAAAACGTTTAATTGATGATATTGTTTTAGTTGGGTTTGTAACCGCTTGTCTTTTAGCCGGGTCACCAATTTTTCTTTCACCATCATTAACAAATGCAACAATTGAAGGTGTCGTTCTTTTACCTTCACTGTTAGGGATAACAACGGCTTCACCATTTTCCATTACGGCAACACAAGAATTTGTGGTACCTAAATCAATTCCGATTATTTTACTCATACTTTTTTATAAATTTTTATTTTGTTTATTTACCGAAAGTATAGTAAAAATCATACCATTAGTCAATATATGACAAAATGACAGTTTGTTAAATTAAATGATTTTTTCTATATTTGTTCCATGGGAAAAAACACATCAAATGTCCAAATTAAAAAATGGGAACGTAAATTTGAAAATGAATATAGTATTACTATTTGGAAATTTAATAGTGATATAAGTTTAACTAACCCTTATGAGGTTGAAATAAAACATAAACCTGATAAAAGAAGAAAGTAATTATGGTTTCTCGTTACTACTATACTTAACACCCATAATAGTACCAACAATACTAAAAGCGTTAGTTAATAAAATCCCACATATATTGAACCAAGCGGTTCCGATATTTTCAGTTTCTTTTCCCAAAACTATTGAAATAACATATAATATGGTAGTTGTTAATCCGACAAACCCAATAACCCCTAACGCTACTAAAACTATTTTACCCATTAGTTGAGTTTGAATTTTTTTCTGTAAAACATCTAAATTATTTAATGCGATTTCTTTAGAGTTTTCGGCTTCAGAACGAGCAATTTCAGATTTCTTCATTTCTTCTTGTAACTCGTTTTGAATTTGTTCATTTTTTTCTTTCCAAGACAATAATTCGTTATTTTGTTCTTCAATTTGAGTTTTAGAATTTTCGGTATTAGTCAGACTTACTTGTAGTTCATCAAGAATACGTTTATTTTCATCATTTAATGAAATCAATTCATTATTCTGACTTTGTATTTTTTTTGTTACATCAAGTCTTTTTCTTCGGTTAGATTTATCATTATCAATACATTTTTTAATGTATTTTGAAAAATCTTTATCATTTTCAGTATTGATTAATTTTAATATATTACCTTCTAAACCTATACTTTTTTCATGATATAAGTCAATTAATTGTTTTTTGGTTTCAGGACTAAAATTAATCATTTGTAAACTTTAAATGGTAACGTTTTATTTTTATAACCAGGATAATCTTTTTTAAATTCTTCTAATCTCGGCTCAATTTCATCTGATTTAACTAACCAAAATTGTGCACCGGCATCAAGAGCTTTATGTTGTTCAGATGATTCGTTGGAGGAAGAAATTATACCGATAATAACATGATTACCATATTCAAAATTAATTTTTCTAACTAATTCTATGCCATCAAATGATGAACCTATGATGTTTAAATCAACGAATACACATTCAGGTTTTTCTTTTTTATTACCGGATTCAAACCATTTTTTGAACATTTTGGCAGCTTCATCTGCACTTTTAACTGATTTTAGAGATAAACTAATGTCTAATAAAGAACATGCGTCTTCAAAAACCAAATGGAATAAATCTTCATCATCCACTAATAATATTGATTCTATCATATTAATTTTGTATATTTTGTTTGAAGAATTCTTGTAATTTATACATTTCTTCTGGATTATTTAATATTTTACTATTTACTTTTTCTTTTATATAAATATTTGTTTCTAGACTAGAATCTGCCATATCGCTCATTTCTTTTTTATCAATATCTATTTGAAGTCTTAAATAGTTATTCAATAATTCATTACATTCATAATGAACTGATTTTGAAACGGCTTGCATCATTAAATCAGTTATTGGCTTGGCCCAGTTAAGTAATCCCCAGCTAGGTGTTTTTTTAATTCCTAAATTTTCTGTATATACACCTGTACCTAATGACAAAACAGTTATATCACTTAATTGAATACCTTCAACTCCGTATTTATTTCTGATAATATCTGAAATAGCAACCATAACAGGATTGTTAACATAAACGCCACCATCAATACAAATTCTTTTTTTACCGGCATAATTTAACTCATATGATGGTAAATAAGTTGGTGCTGCTGATGTTGCTCGACATACATCCTTTAACTTTATATCATAACCTACTTCAACTGATTTCCTACTTTTAAAAATTAAAGGTTCATTATTATTGATATCGTATGATGTTACAATAATCGGTTTCAAAGTCTGACTTAATGTTATATCTTCAAAATATTCTTTTAATTCTTTATCCAAACCTTTATCACTAAATTTAGGATTAATTAATGAATTAAACTTAGTTAATAAGTTTTCTTTCTTAGGGAAAATATTTTTACCTTTTGTTGTGTATAATTCAATTAATTTATCAACCCTTAAAAAAGGTGTTTCACCATCTTTAGTAGCTGTTAAACCACATGCTATTATTCCTCCTGTTGATGTACCAACTATCAAGTCAAATAATTCGTATATTTGTTTACCTGACATTTCTTCAATTCTTTTCAGTATCATTAATGGTACAATACCTCTTAATCCTCCACCATCAATTGATAGTACTCTAAATTTTTTATTCATATTATTTTATTTTAATTTTTAATTTAGTTCCAATTTCATTTTTTTCACAAGTAATGGTAAACCCATGTTCATTTAAAATTGCTATACATATGTTTAAACCTAAACCTGTACCGGATTCCTTTTGATTTGGTTTTCTATTATACGGTTTTGAGTATATTTCAAATTCTTCTTGTGTCATACCTCGACCATTATCTTGAATAGTTAAATGATTATCGTCATCCATATATATTTTAACGATTTTACTTTCAGAATCATTATATCGTAAACCATTACGAATTAAGTTATCTATTGCCGTACAAAATAAAGATTCATTAACTTCAATAGTAGGTAATGTACCAATAGATACCTGACTTGAATAAGCGGTGGATGATAAAAAAGATGTTAGGATTTCCTTTAGATTAAATTTTTCTTTAGATAAATCAGAATCATGTTTTACTAAATTAGTAAATTCGTAGACACCTTTATAAACTTTTTGAGTATGTTTTAACCCTTCTTTTAACAATCTTATTGGAATCTCAAGTTTTAATCTTTCTATATCTTCGGGGGATAATCTTCGTTCTAACGAACTTAAACCTCTTGGGATATATGTGTTTATACCTGAGTGCATATCGTGTCTTAAAATCTTCGAGGCGTGTTCTAAATAGGTGTTCTTTTTACTAATCTCATTAATATTTTTATATAAATCAGTAACATCTTGTCTAATTGACAAATACCCAATTAAACGATTGTTTTTAAATACACCTTTGATATAGGTATCAACCCAATATAATTCACCATTTTTACGTTTATTAGTTACTAAATCATTCCAAATCTCACCGTTTTTAACGGTTTTATACATATTTTTCCAAAATTTAGAAGTGTGTACACCTGAATTAATAATATTATGGTCTTTACCAATAGTTTCTTCAAAACTATATCCTGAGACTTCTTGGAACTTATCGTTAACATATGTAATTCTACCTCTTTTATCGGTTTTACTTACTAATACTGACTTATTGACAAAATTCTCAAATTCAGATAGTTCATTTTTAATATCATTAGTTTCTTTAACTGAATACGTAAATGAAAATAATGATGATAACATTTCGGTGAAATTTATTTCGATTTTATTCCATTCTCTTAATTTCAAACTTTCAATACATATAACACCTATCATAGTTCCCTTATAAATGATAGGAACGTCTAAAATTGATTTAATCCCTAACGGATTTGTGTACGTTTCGTTGAAACAGATAGTTGCCGGATGAGTAGTAACATCATTAGCCGATATTATCCCATTTTTTCTTAAATCATCGAAGTAAGGTTTATAATCCTTCTCATATAATTCAAACCCATTACTCCATGTATTAGTTGTTATATCATATAATTGAGAACATATTATAGAGGTATTTTTATCGTTATATAACCATATAGAACATCTATCAACTGATAATGTTTTAGTAACTTCTTTAGTTAGTAATTTCCCGCCCTCAACTAATTTTCCATCGTAAAATAAATTATGATGGGTCAATCTAATTAATGTTTCATTTAATAACTTTGAATATTGATTTAACTTAACAGACTCTTTATTCTTATTATAATATTCTCTCATTAATATAAGAAAAAATGGTACAAAGAATGAAATACAAAAAAATTCCACCCATTTAATTTTAGATGAAAAATGTATTAATTCAAATACCACCAATGTTTTGATACCCAAAAAAATAAACATAATCATAACTGTTATGTAAAAACAATATTTTGAAGTTTTACTAAAAATTGGCATAATAGTTTTACTATAAATATCTTAAAAATAAAAAACCCTTAAATAATTAAATTTAAGGGTTTACTTTGTTGTTATTGTAATTACATTTCTTGACTTTTATTATCGTCAGAGTAGGTGTCTTTTAATACCTCAATCCATTTATTTTGTTTTCTACCATTTATAAAAAACCAACCAAATTTAAGGTCAAACCATTTTTTAATTTTTTTAAACATAACTTTAAAAATTAATTTCATTAGTTACCGGATTCCATTCAAAAATGAATGGGAATTGAGTGTCTTTATATTGTTCATCTAACACTGACGCATTAAAGAAATGTGTATCACCATCAAAATAATAACCATGTCCGGTATGAATATGACCACAAACATGGATTTTAGGTTTAATCGTTTTAATTCGATTAGTTAATAACTCACACCCTAAATGAACACCTCGATTCCCTTCAACATCATCTAAATATCCAAATGCAGGACCGTGAGTGACTAAGATATCGGTATTTTGAGGAATATTTTCCCATTTATTAAACAACTCAACCCCATTTTTAGGTAAATTAAACGCCCAATTATAAAATTCAGGTTGCCATGGTGAACCATAAACATTAACTAATGGATTCCCATCTACCTGTACACCAATAGTTTCGTCTTGAATGTATTTTACACCTTTATATACATCCAAAATTTTATTAACTTTCTCAACATTATTTTGAAATCCCCAATCGTGATTTCCAGCTATGAATAGTTTATGAGTATAACCATCTAATGAATCATACCATTTACAGAAATTAGTTATTTCATGTTCATACCCCATTGATGAGATATCACCAGCATGAATTAATAAATCACCACCGGGTAAATCATAAGTATAACTTTTATGTTTTGTATGTGTGTCAGATATTAAAGATATTTTCATGTATTATATTATTTATAGTACAAATATAATGTTTTTTTTTAATTAATCCCACCATCTCTCGATATTTTCTTCCATTATTTTGAATAATAGTTTTCTACACCTTTCTTCATTTTCTTGAGCAATCTCCATGGCAATCAGTTGCTTTTCCTTTTTCTCATCTCTACGAAACCTATTAACTTCTCCACTCAACACTCTTTTGTATTGTCTAGGATACTTCTTAAAGTATTCATCGTATCTTTCAGACTTTTCGTTTGAAACCAACTTATATAATTTTTCACCTTCGTATGTTTTATCAATCTCTACAAAATCAATACTGGATTCTTGATAATCCATATATTCCATACCATACTCTTCATCCCTAGACTTTTTAATTAAACGAGTAACCAACATCATCACTTCAGCATCTCGTTTAGCTCTTGTGTGGTAATTACGTCTACCAATATACTCAGACTGAAATTCTAGTTTCTTACTTAGTATATCATAGATATAGGATTGACCGTAATCTCTGTCTTTCCAAATAGTTGGAGCCCATCTAATGAAGTTTTTTACTCCATGAATAAAGTCTTTGTGATAGTATTTACCATCAAACTTCCACCAAAGTCTTACTTTTTCTAATATGTTTGTTTTATAATCTTCCATAATTTAAATTGTCATATAGTCTAACATTTTTTTACCAATAGAATTTAATTGATGTTTTTCTAATTTTGAAAATAATGAGCTAAAACTTATTATCCTTTCTTTACTTAAATGTGCCGACCATCTATTCATCAAAATGTCGAATAAATTTCTTGATATTAAGACCTGTTCATCTTTTTCACAAGACTCTAACACCTTAATAACCCAATTAAACTCTTTTTCAAATTTTATAATATCCATAATATTTTTTATTTACTACAAATATACTATTTTTTATTTAAATTAAACTTAGGTTATGAAAAAATTTTTTGATGTTCTATTAAATAAAGTTTTTAAACACCAATTAGAACTTTTATACGGTACTGGCGCGTCAGTTAAAATCAATAACGTAATATACTCCACAAATAGTAAATCTTATGTATTGGATTGTACTTTAACTATTGGTGATATCCAAGATTATAATGACGAAGATTTATTAATACAAGAAGGTATTAATTATTTGGTTACCGAAAGTTGGGTTTATTCAGGTTATAGAGATAAAGAAATTTCTATATTACTTACAATAAATAATGAATAATTATTTGATTCTTAATAAAGAATAACTTATAATTTAAGTATAAAAACATAATATATGAGAAAAATTACAAATGGTGATACAGTAAAAGTACACTACACAGGAAAATTAGAAGACGGTACAATTTTTGACACTTCATTAACTGAAGGTCGTGAACCATTAACTGCTAAATTGGGTGAAGGTAAATTAATTAATGGTTTTGAAACAGGTTTATTTGAAATGTCAGTAGGTGAAAAAAAGACTATTGAAATTTCTCCTGAAAACGCTTACGGCGAATTAAATGAAAGATTAATTTCTGAAGTTCCTATTGACCATGTACCTGAAAATGTTAAAGTGGGTGAAACTTTACAAGCTATAGCACCTAACGGAACTCCAATTAATGTTAGAGTTACTGATGTGAAAGAAACTACCGTTGTTGTTGATGCGAATCATCCATTAGCCGGTAAAAAATTAATCTTTGAGTTGGAAGTACTTGAAGTGGTAGAAAACAATTAATGTGTTTTTTTTTGTCTGAGAAATCCCAGCCACGGTTGGGATTTTTTTATTCAAACATTGATTCTTTGTAGTTAGGGTATTTTTTCTCAAAGATTTTAATCAATTGACCCGCTATTGAATTTGCCTCATCTTCATTTTGACCTCCAATATCAGGACCTATTTCTCGACCTAAAACCCCTATTTGATATTCATGCACCCATTCATGTGATAATGTACGTAAAATATCACGAGTCATTCTATCTTTACTTAAAACAGTAATATAGTTGGGTTGTCTCGACCCTGTTGTCATATTACCAACTCTTTCACCAACAAATTCAACTAAAAGATTATCAATCAATGGTAATTCTTCATATAAAAATTTAATATATGTGTTATATAAATCATATCTGTTTTTATCTATACCTGAATTACGGTGTTTTACAATAACTTTCATAAGTTATAAATATTTATAATTAAACATTTTTACCCATGAAAAAAAAATTAATAATAACTGAGTCTGAAAAAAATGAGATTAAACGTATGTATAATTTAAATGAATCAGATTCATTATCTGATATCGTTTTAAATAAAACTGATTTTTTACAAAATGTGATAGATTCTGCTAAAAAACACTTAAAAGATAAACCATCTCAAATTGATACCGATTTTAATACTGGTTCATTTAACGCTAATGAAAAAGAAATGATTAAATATATTGTAGATGAAATGAAGAATGAAGGTATTAAAGACCCATTACAACAAATTGGTATTTTATCAGTCATTAAAAAAGAAAGTGGTTTTAAACCTCAAAATGAAATTTCATACTCTAATACAAGTAATTCAAGAATTAGAAGTATTTTTGGTAATCGTGTTTCTAAATTTTCAGATGAAGAATTAACAGCAATTAAAAAAGATGATAAATTATTTTTTGAAACTGTTTATGGTAAAGATTCAGGTATTCGTTTAGGTAATACCGAACCTGGTGATGGTTGGAAATATATTGGAAGAGGTTTGAATGGTTTAACAGGTAGAGGTAATTATAAAAAATACGGAGATATGATAGGGGTTGATTTAATATCAAATCCTGAATTAGTAAATAAACCTGAAATTTCAGCAAAAATAGCTATTAAGTTTTTAACTAATGATAAACCAGCTTCAAGCCTACCTAAATTTAATTCTAAGGAAGAAGCTGCCGAATATTTCGCAAATATTAACGCCGGCGGTAAAAGTAAGTTTAGTAGTGATGAAGCAATAGCGGCTTCAAAATCATTTAATGTTGATGACTTCGCTTAAAAATCACATTAAAAAAAAATGTGAAACTAATACCGAAACATATTCTACAAATAATACAACTTAATATAATATTATCTGAGTAGTAACAGACGATTGGTATACCGACAAATAAAAATAGATTTCTAAAAAATTTAGACAAATGCCAACCGTCTGTTACGAAAACAAATAAACTGGATGACCATATAAATTTCTCAGTTTTCAAATCCGACCTCCATTTATTTTTCCAAGATAAAGTAGGATTCCAAAAGTCTTGATTGTAATTTACAAAAATTGATTTATCAAAATGAAATTGGATTTTATCCATAATCGCTTCAGCAATTCCTGATAATAAGACCAATATTAAACCTATTATAAACATTAATTATTTTTTAAAAATACTTTTAAAGTTTTTAACTAACCACATATCTTCATTATTATTTTTGGATTTATAAATCTCATTTTGTTCAATTATGGTTAATACAATGTTAGCGATAAATGCGCCATTAGCGGCTATACCACCCATTATAATTGGAAATAAATCAACATCATCTAAAAGCCAAAATCTAACATTAGACCAATATAAAAATACACCAATTGTTGTCACTAGAAAATAAATTACAGTAGAAGTTTTTTTCATAATATTTTTTTATTATAAATATTATGAAATCATATAAGTGTATAAACGATTATTTTTTTTCGTTATAGAACAAATTGAAAATTTCAATATTTGTTTTACACAATTCGATTAACGTATGATTAAAATTTATCATAGATTTATGTTGTGATAAAATTTTTTTTCTAAACTCTTCATGTTCTTTAGGTGGTAGAAATCCTTCCATATAATCAATAATTATTGGTTCACCTTTTTTGTTATAAACGCTGTTTAAGAAAAAAACCACGTATGGTTTAAATACATCTAAATGTTTATATTTTTCAGTTAGAGTCATTTATAAGTTTTTCAATCACAGTAAGTGAGGTATTTTTATACCCCCCTATAGTCCATTCATTTATACTTGATATATCTGAATTACCATAATTTTTACCGTTTTTCCAGTTATAAATGGTAAAAATATCACCATTTTCTAACTTAATAACCCATTCGGCATCTGTTTTACCATCAGAACTACCTTTTAAAGGTTCACCAAACAATTTTACTAAATTATTATAATTTGTGATAATATCACATTTATGTGAAGTACCATCTGAATTTATTTGTATTTGATTATGTGTATCGTATTTCATAATACAAATTTAAACATTTTTTATTAAATTAAGAGATAAATTTTTCAGATTCTTGTTGTCTTCTATTAATTAGACCTTTATAACCTGATTTAACATTAAATGTTTTAATTTGTTCAGCTGCTGTTTTATATTTTTTTCGTTTTAATGATTTAATAAAGGCGGAAGTTCTAACCGACCCACATCCAGCATTAAATGTTAATGATACTAACACATCAAACATATTTTGAGTTATTGGTACATTAATTCCATTATCTTCCCATTCTTTAAAAATACGTCTAACACAATTCGCAGAATAACTTAAATCATTATTTAATATTGTTTCAGCTTGATTTTTAGTTATTTTCATACCTGACGTGACAGTTGGTAAAACATCACCTGTTGTGTGACCATATCCAATAGTTAAATCACCGGCAATTTCATACGCATTTAACATCGGTTGACCTTTATTAACTGAATCGCCTTCCTCAGTTTTTATAAACGATTTCAACCAAGAACTTGGAGAAAGACTATAACCTTTTTTATAAATGGAACTTTCTTTTAAAAATTGAATCGATTCGTTAATATTTTTATTAAAAAATCCTGTCTTAGTTAATATATTATATATTTTTTCATCATTATCGTAAGTTTTAAGTCTATTTTGTTTATACTTAACGCCATTAAAACTATATGGATATAATGAAACATGACCTTCTTCAAAATGTTTATCATTAGTTTTTATATAATAAAAATCAAGGTCTAAACAAAGTGTATATACCCAATCTTTCAACAATTGAATTTCATCTTCTGATAAATTGTTGAAGTCAATTAAAAAATCAACGTTTAATGTAATGAAATCCTCATAATCAATATCGATATCACGTATTATAAAATTAAAAAATGACCGAATAACACCCGTACTGTCAGGTATTATATTAAAATACGATTTACCACCTAATTTCTCATCAATCAATGGTTTTAATTCAGGAAAACGAGAAAATATTTTAATGGCTTCATCAAATCCCCCAAATTGTTGTATTGTATTTAGAATTCCTAAAGAATTTATTAATTTTTTTAATTTTTCAGATGTATTCATAATAGTTTAGGTACAATTTCTTCAATTATGAAATTCTCAATTTCATAATAAGTTTTATCATTTTTTAAAATGTCTTGTAATTTACTATCAACATTATCGATATTATAAAAATCAAAATCTGTTAAATAACCTGATTTATCAACTACAATAACACCATGGTATTTATCGCCATCATATAATATTTCACCTGAAAGTTCAATATCATTTTCATTTGTTATTATTTCTGAAAATACGAATTTAAATGTTTTACCATTTAATTCATAATTGAACACCATCCCTTCATTTGGGTTTGAATCCATTTCATCATTAGTAAAATCTGATTCATCACCACCTCTCTCAATATGTTTTGAAAATCGTTTAAATTTAATTTCATCATATGGTGTTAATTTTTCACCACGATTCAACTTATCATATAAGTCATCAATCGTTTGACGTAAACGATTATATTGTGTTTCAGTCAATATTATTTTCATCTTTCCAATTTACTTTAACATATGCTTTTTCAGCGTAATCTAAAAATTTTTCACCATAGATTTTAGCTAATCTATTCATAACTAACTGAGGATTCTTCCTCATATAACGTAAAATATCATTAGGTATTATTTCATCATATTTACCAAATATCCCTTGTATTTCTTTCTCTCTGGGTTGAAATCTGACGTTAGGTTCTACTTTAAATCCCTGATTAACAGGTTCAATATCAGACTCTTCGGTAATCGGTTCTATTTTTTTCTTACAAAATGGTTTACCATTTTTATCGTTATATATATCATAACCATTAACGGTTATTGATTTGGTTAACCCTAAATCAGTTGATTTATAATCGGAACATAAACGTGTAACTTCTTTATCCGTAACGGTACTACCGGTTGAAGTAGTTCCGCCTGATGTGTTACCTGACGTAGTTACTTGTTCACTAATAACAAGTCCTCTAGAATAGTTAAAAAGATAATTTATTTTATTTAATTCTTGGTTAAAATTATTTTCCATAAAAATAAATATCCACAAAAAAAAAATTAATGAGAATTAACTCATTAATTTTTTTATCCTTAACATAATCTGAATTTGAATATTTTCTAATTCTGATATTTGTTTACGATGTTCGGGAGTTAAGTCAATATTTTGACCTTTAATTTCGGAAATCTTATTTCCTATACGAGTATGTTCATTTAACAATTGCCCGTAAATTTGTGCTTTTTGTAATTCTGTCATAAAAAAATATAATAAATTTATTCGAAATCTAAAGTCCTTCTTATATCACGAGATTTTACTCATATTATTTTTTAATTTTTTTCATACAATTTTTACAAAACCATATTTTATTTTTATCTATGGTTTTAATAGTTCCGTTAGCGGCACTCATCATACAATTTAAATTAGTCTGACAATGGTCTAATCCTAAATTATGACCAATTTCATGGACACATACTTTTACTAAACGCTCGATTATTTTACTCTCAGATACTTTGTTTTTTAATCGAAATGTTGAAATAACACAAGTCTTACCAGGACAAAAACCTAAACCAAATATACCCCATTCAGGTTTTTTACCATCTTTACAAGCAATATCTTTTTCAATTAACAACAATAGATTTTCTTTAGAATCAAATTTATTTAAAATTTTATCAGCGTCATATCTGGTTTTACTACCGGCTAAAATATCATCACTTAAATTAATTTTGGGTTTTAAAACTGTTTTAACATCATAAAATTTCTCAAGAGTCTTTTGTACCTCAATAATATATTTTGAGTCAAAATCACCTAATGTTTGTATATAAATAACATTCTTAGGTTTACTAATCTTTTGTTTAATTATGTGTTTATACGGAGTTATTTTTTTAGTAGGTTTTTTATTTAAAAAACCAACTGTTATAAACGATGTTAATAAAACAAATACCGAGGTTATAGTTACTAATTTTTTCATAATCCAAAATTAATAAAACTATTTGAATTATCCAAATTAAGCAATACCTGTTAATGGTTCCATCCCTAAATATTTTGGTGATGGACATCCCTCAGTATTCATCATTTTATCAAAATAATTCTCAACCTTATCTGCTTGAACTAAATAATTTTTTCTGTCTTCACCTATATTAAAAACATATGAATTAACCATATATTTTTTTAACATAGGTAAAAATTCTTTAGGTAAATTAATACAACCATATGATTGATTTAATGTAACATCACCTCCTTGAACCATCTTTAAAAATTCATTACTTACTTTAGGGTCATTAGGATTAGATAACACTTGTCTTGCTTTTTTTAACGCTTCAGTTCTAGGTTGCTCAACATAGTAACCGTGAATTGCTTGTGTAACTTCTGTATTACCTTTAAATAAACGTAATAAATTATCTTTACCTCCCGCATACTCAGAAGCACTGTCAACTTTATTTGATGTACTATACACCCCTTTAGGTAAAAAACGTGTCCCCTTTTTATCTATATAATCAAATATTTTTTTTTCATCATATTTTTCATTAGGTTTTTTTAAATTAACATAACCTTTACCATCAACCCATTTAAATCCTAATTCATTAGCTTTTTGTTCCCAAGTTAATAATGCGTTAGCTATCACTTTTGGGTCAACGGATTGTTCATTTTTACCTGAAATAATATCACTTTTCCCAATAAATTTACCATTAGGTGAGAATATATAGATTAGTTTATTAAATGTATCGACGATAATTGCATTTTTATCTTTATATGTTGGTCTAATTTGTATTAACGCAATTTCACAAGAAATTTCTGTCGGTATATCTTTAGTTTTATACATATTAGCTAACTTATCTTTAATACCATTAATTAAATCGTACACATTATAATTAGGATATTTTTCACCCCAATAACGAATAATTTCATTTAAATCAACAATATCTTTACTATTAGGACTAATTTTCTGACAATTAGTACTAATTGATGATATATTATTAATATTAGTATTAGTAACCTTATTAGTATTAGTTGTTGATTTTCTATAATCATTAACCGGAGATATATAATTTTTTTTATCAATAAACTTTACCTTAGTTTTAATACTATCCAAAGCCTTGCCTGTCGCCTCAGTCCAATCTGGAAATTGTTTTGATTTTAACCCTTTACCTTTAAAATAATATTTACCATTATCTAATTTATAATCAAATGATTTATCATACGTTGTATTAATAAAAACACCATCAGACGATTGTTCTTTAAGTAAATGTATTAATGACTCACATTGTTTTTCGGTTAAAATAATTTTCATAATTAAGTTTCTATTTTTTTAATAAATATCCTAATAATGGTTTATTAGGTTCAATATTAGGGAATTCATATACCAATTTTTTCTTAGTTGAATAAAAAATAATTGTTTTTCTAAAACCTGATGGGATTAGTGAATTACCTTTACTTTTATTTGTTTTATTATTGAATAATATATCTATTTTAATAATCAATGAATCCTTTTTTCCGTATTCCCTTTCCAACTCCTCAAGTTCTTTCCAAACACCTCGATTTAAATGATAATGTTGTAAAGCACAATTTAAATATGAAAATGTCAGATGCATTAAAAATTTATCATGACAAAAATCCGCAGCCGGAACCATATGCCCCTTATCATAGATATTATTATCGTAATCAATATCGTTACTTGTAATAACTCCTTTCTCAGGGTAAAAAGTCATCCCCTTTCTAGTCGTATTACATTCTTTAGTTTTAACACCATACTCAATCCAAATAGGTTGCTTATATTTCTGAGAATATTTTACACGGTAATTTTTCTTAGTGATAATAGTATCGTTTTGTGAATAAAGAAAACCCGGAATTATTAATAATAAAATTCTAATTAACTTCATAACATTTATACCACTTAATACCGTCATTCGTAAAAAGAACGGTTATATCATTATCTGTCTTACTATAACCCATCGAAATAAATAACATTAACACATCCTCTTCAACCTTATTCTGAACCTTACAATCAATTTCACCATTACAAGTAAATCTAATATCATAAACATCATTATTTTCATGAAATTGAGTTATATTAACACTATCCAAAACATCATACTTAGATAATACTATCCTATCAATAACCTTATGTATTTTATTTACCTTATCATTCATATTGTTTTCTTAACAATTATTTAACACCATAACTATGTTTTGGATTATATTTATTATATGTGATACTTAAAATGGGTTATTAAGTATCCCCCCATTAAACGATAGATACAGTACGGGGACTATCAACACTCCAACCCGTTTTCTTATTAGCACCATTATACCTCTTCTCAGAAAACTCTTCAAATGTTAATTGTTTCCCTTCATTTAAAATATCTATTAATTTCATAATATATAATTATATCATTTAAATAAAAAAACCCCACATAGATGGGGTTTCTTTAGTTTTATGTAGTTTAATTACACTTGACGATTTAAGGTTGTTTGGAACGCCTGTACCGCATTATAATATGCTAATACCTCAGCGTCAGTTAAACCATCACCGATGGATGCAAAGGCACATTCTCTATTCGAATAATATTGTGTATTACCGTGTGTATTACCTATATAAAAACTAATGTCAGAGTTTCCAGTTGCACCCCAAGTAGTTGTTGACCTTAAAGAACCATTTTTATAGATATTAATTGAACTTGATATACGTGAGCCTATATACAATCCTAGTGAATTGGTGTCCGTAAAGTAAGGGTAGGTACCGGTAGTCTGTTGTATAGTAGCTAATGATATGTTACCAATATTTCTCAATTGTAAATTTGTGTAATGATACCCGGCACCCTGCCATGTACCGATTTCAATTGAAGTTCTTTCAACATTAGTTCTTGAATAGTAACTAGAGTGTATTGAACCTATTGCTATATTATTTAGAGGTATTAATTTAGTATCGGCATAAGCATTACTACCATTAGGTAAAGCACCGGTTGCACTATGAACCCAACCACCATTAAACACCAAACGATAAGCAGCATCAGTATCAACCGGATTAACCAAGTTAAATTTATGTGATAATACAGTTCCACCAACCATTGGATAAACAGCTTTCATTTTTGACCAAACACCGGCAGTTTTCAATGTAGTAACTAAAGTATTAACAGCTGATATTTGAGTAGCATCTGTAATTCCTCCATTATTAATGAACGCATTCGTTTCGTTAGTATATCCACTACTATAATAGAATGGTTGTGTTGTATTTATATTTCTTCCTAAAGCATTTTGGAATTTCTCAACAATTTGGTAAAATAAGTTTGATTCCATATCAGTTAAACCGTCACCGATGGATGCAAACGCACATTCTTTTGTTGAAAAGTTACCTGGTGTCCCATAATTAGAGGTTCCACCAATTAAAACTTTATGTGATGGTAATGTTCCTGATGCTGCCGAAGAACTTACTGTTTTTGTGGTATCTCTAAAACCACTAACGACATTAGACGCTGTTCTATTACCAATAAATAAACCTGTGGAAATGGTATTAGAACCGGTTGTGAGACTTACTCTTGATTGTGGTGTATTAATAGTTGAGTACATTATACCACTACTATACCGACAAATCAAAAGTAAATATTGAGCTTCAGTTGTTAATGTAGCACACCCCATTTCGTAACCATTATTGGAAACATTCGTTCTTGAATAATAACTAATATGTGTACTATTCAATGATAATGATGTTGATGGTGTTAAGTTAGTGTCAGCATAAGCATCAGTCCCATTAGGTTGATACCCAGTTGAACTATGTGTACCACCTCCATAAAATGTTAATCTAAATGCTTCATTAGTATCCACCGGATTAGCTAAGTTGAACTTATGTGATAATGCAGTTCCACCAACCATTGGATAAACAGCTTTCATTTTTGTCCAAAGTCCTGTTGTCTTTAAATCACTAACTAAAGTATTAACTGCTGATATTTGAGTAGTACCGGTGATAGAACCATTGAAAATAAATGCATTGGTTTCATTTGAATAATTTCTATTGAAATAGAATGATTTAGTTGTGTTTATATTTCTTCCTAAAGCAACTTGATATTTTTCAACGATTTGGTAGAATAAATTTGATTCTAAGTCTGTTAAACCATCACCTATTGATGAGAATGCACATTCCTTATTACCATAATATATTGTAGGATTATTTATAGCACCAATATATATAGGCACATTTGGTCTACTTACTGAGGTTATGTTTGAGTTAGTTATTATATTGTTTTTTATACTACTTTGAATTGTTGAGGAATTCCTATTTGAAATATATAAACCTTTACCATCAGGATTATAAACAAAAGTATCGGTATTAGAACCCCACGTATTTACTCTTGTGTATGTATATGAATTAGCATCTCGACAGTAAATATATAAACTAGCTCCTACAATTTGACACCCCATATCAACACTTGTTGCCGCTGATGTTAGGGAATAATAAGAAATATGGGTACTATTCAATGATAATATATTTGAAGGTGTTAATTTACTATCCGCATAAGCATCGGTACCATTTGGTTGATATCCATTAGGTCCATGAGTACCACCACCATTAAATACCAAACGATAAGCAGCATCAACATCTCTTGGGTCTTTTAAGTTCCACTTATGTGTTGTCGCAGTTCCACCAACCATTGGGTAGAGAGCTTTCATTTTTGTCCAAATACCTGCTGCTTTTAAATCTAAAACTAATTCGTTTACCGCATTGACTTGAGTTGTGTCAGTTATTACAGCTGCGGTTAAGAATGCTTGAGCATCCGTATCAACGGTTGATACTGATGAAGTTGTTGTTGGTCTAATACCGGCTTTACCAACTCCATTTATTACTTGTAAAGGCATAAATTTTTTAATTGTTTTTTTATGTTTATTTAAAATGTACTATTATATAAATAGTTCATTTTAATAAAAAAAAAACAATATGAATCAGGTTTACATTATTTTTATATTAAGAATTATAAGTGAATAATCTACCTTTGAACGGTTCTCTTTTATTTGATTTATAATACGTGAATAATTCAGTTAGTAATAACATAAGTTTATTCGGGTTTAATTCTCTTTCTAACTGTTTATCAAACACCAAATTTTTACCTATAACAAATGGTTTACTTTTACGGTCATAATAATATTTCTCAAAAATAAACTCACTAATGTATTTTATTTTTTCATCTTTAGATAACTCTTTTTTCATGATTAAAACACTATCCTTAGTTAATACACAATTCAAATCAGATTGTTCCATTAAGTTACGATATATGTTTTGTACTTCATTGGTAGCCGTTTCACTTGATTGAATAAACCCTAAATAATCAACTAATTTTCTATATATTTTATATCCTAAATTTAACCCTAGTAAATAAGATGGTAAACCACCTGGAAAATGAGTACGATTTCTTTTTTTCTCAATATACAAATTAATCAACCCATTACTCATTAAATAATCATAATGGTTATTTAATAACCTATATTTTTCTTCAAGTGCTCCACCGTCTTTTTCTATCTTACGAGATAATTTATTAAAATCTGTAACTTTTTTAAGAATATGTTTAGGGAAACCAACATAAAAAGTTTCATCTTTTTCAGGTGTCAATATTAAATCATTCCATGATAAAGAAGAAATCGATGTCCTTAAATCGTTATAAATATTATTTAATAATCCAATATTTTCTTTAGTCTTTTGAACCTTCTCTTTGTCTTTTAAAGATTTAACTAGATAATTCTTAGGCTGTAATTCCTTTAACTTATCTATTTTAATACCCATTTCTGTTACTTCAGATTCACTTACCACATATCTCATCGTATATATTTTTATTAATAAATATTAGATTAAACAAAAAACCCTCCTAAATGGAGGGTTAATTTAACATTAAAAAAATTCATTCAAATATTTAATAGTTAATTTTTCGTTAGGGGACTCGATTTCATCAAATGATAATTGACGATATCCACTTTCATCTGATGACATTAAAACCCTGAGTATTTTAATAAAATTTTGATAATAAGTGATGTTATATATATCACCAAAGTGTTGAGTATCAAATAAAAAATCATTTATAATTTTTTTAAAATTTAGTATTCTAACTTTAACGATTTTACGTTCCAATGTATAGGTTATATTAAAATACTTTTTTAATTCATTTATAACAATTCCAAAATACTCATCATATAAAGCTCGGTTACAAGCCTTATTATAAACATTATGTAATTCATTTTCTAAATCATTATCAATTTCAAAAATCTCTAAAATATTTTTTTTATCCTTAATAATGTTATCTATGTTGTTAACATTAACAATGGTTCCGTCTTCTAATTTAGTCCCATTATGTCGTTTTAATATTATATTTTTTAAAATCTCCTTATTTTTTAAATTTAATTTACTAATAATATTATCATAAACATCATAATAACCACCACCAATACCAAGTAATTGATAATCATTTGATAAAACAACATTAGCTATATCCTCACATTGGTTATTTTCTATACTACTATTAAATAACCTACTTAAATCATCTGCGAAATCTTCAGAATAATCCCCAACATAATAAAATTCATTATTTTCTTCTATAACATCAGGAAAAGAGTTCTCACAAATTTCACTTAAAATTTCATCTGATTCGTCAGTATTTAACTTTAAATAAAGAATTTTGTTTAAGTATTCAGTATCAAAATTCGCATTAAATGGTTTTATTAACGGTAAAACACTCTTCTTTTTTAAAAAAGATGATATTAGAGTTTCGTCTTGAAAATACAACATTAAGTCTTCAATGTTACCTTCATTGAATTGATTAATTAAATCAATTAATTTTTCATTTTTATTCATGATAATAAATATTATACTCTTTTGGAATACCCAACAACCTGATAATAATCTTTTAAACCTTTACAATACTCTTCAATTAATACTAATAACCCTCTAAACATAAAGGCATCTTCACCCTGTTTCTCACACTTAGAAAATAATTCAATAAACGAGGTTAAAGTACTAATACTATAACAACCCCTTTCATTAAACATTGAATATTTTATATCCATAATTGAAGGATTAACTAATATATAGTTAGACCTCTCTTCCAATGTAACAAACGGTTTCATTTCATCATACATACTAATCAAATCACGTATGTAATATGATAATACTTCCTTATTTAATTCAGATTTAATTAATAAATCCACAATCCAATGCGTATGCGATGGGGTTCGTAATCTCTTACCCTCTTCTTTATATTTTACAATAAAATCTAACTCAGGATTCGAACCTCTATCACCTTGATAAATACCCACTTCAGTTATAGAATCGGTTCTCCATGAACAAAGTGGCTCATACACAATTCCCTTACGTTTAAAATTTAAATTACCCATAATACAAATATAATAAAAAACCCTCAACTATTCAAAGTGAGGGTTTAAAGATTATTCTATAATTTTATTGGGTATAAACCAAACAGGAAAACCGTAATCTGAAAATTTATATTTTAAATAACCGGCAAAACTTTGAATATCATCTTCATCAAGAAATTCATCTGAATAAACATCAATATAAACTAACATTTCTTTTTTAAGTTTAATATCGGTTAATATAACTTTATTAATTCTACTAAATAAACTTAAATACCAATTTTCTGAATTAATCTCCTCATCCTTATATCTTTGTTTTAGATGTTTTAAAATCTCATCAATTTTTTTCTGGAAAAACATCGTTTGTTTAACATTATATACTTGTTCACTAACAACAACCCCAATCTTATAATCTGATAATTGATTTATCCTGTCTATTTCTTGATTAATATTTTTCATAATATTTTAAATATCTAAACATTTTAAAACACCTTTATCCGTATATCCAAAATTAAATTTCCTAATGTCAGGGTTTGGCGTTATCTTATATAATTCATTTACCATCTTTGAAAACTCATCTATACTTTTACTTAAACTAGGGTTTTGTTTTTTTGTAAAAATTAAAAGTTCCTCCCATTGTTTTTTTACTTTAGGGGTTTTAATATATTTAACAATACCTTCCAATGAAACTTCTCTTTCTGATATTGGTAAATTTTTAAAAAGTGGATACATTTCAGATTCAATTTCATCCCATAATTTTGTAAATTTTGAAGTGTCTAATCTTTCCAATACAACACCTATTAATTTTTCACCTTCTTTACCATTTACCTTTATCGTTTTAAATATTTCTGGAAAAATATCAGGTCTACTTTTAAATATATTATACCACTTATTAACTGTACCAGGAGTCGTCTCAACTTTAATAATTTTATTAGGGTATATTACCGATTCAAATACTTTATGCTCACGACCTAAACCCATAATCGGTTTTAATCGTATCGTTGGGTTTTTAACATTACTTAATATTCCGATTAATTCTTTTTTATCAATATTATCATACAAATATTGAAGAATTAAATTATCATATTCTTTTTGACCATATTTTTTAATATAATTTACCTTATATAAATCAGATTCATTACCTAAATTACCTAATTTCGTTATTAAACGAGACATCTCTTTTTTATCGGACAAATTATTTTTAGGTATAAGTCTTTTAATTTCATTTCCTAATTCAATAGAATTATTAATAATAACAGATGGTGTTTTACTAAGACCACCTGTCATCTTATTAAGTAGTGAACGAAAAATTTGTTCATTAACTTCTTGCTCTGAAATAACATTAGAAATTAATTTTACTAACTCAGTTTCTCTTAATCTTATTTTTTTTTTCATTTACCAATTACTGTCTAATTTTTTATGAATAAGCTCATCCAACTTAAAAACAATTTTTATTTTCTTATTATCATGAAATGAACGGCCTTTAACATAATATGATAATACGTCAAGAAAATCATCAACTTCTTCATATTGACGAATAGACTCTGTTTCAACATTAACGAAAACATTAAAAATAATTATTCCATTAACGTTAACTTTTTCAATATTATTTATTCTTATAGAATTAATAACTTCCGATTGTTCTATTGACGTTTCATCATCCAAATCAACTTCGTCCGAAAGTCTTTTAAACTCCGCCAAACCTTCATCTATCAAATTCTGAAAAACAGATGTCATTTTATTTTCACTTAGTATTATTTTCATATCTAATAAATATAATGATTATAAAAAAAAGGGGGTAGGGGGAATATTGACCAAAGGTCAAAAACGTTTTCCGGAAAGTATGAAATTTTCTTACTTTTTTATCCACTATCAAATACCCCAAAATAACCGTTTTAACGACATTTAATATCCCAAATGATATCTAACTCATATTAACTGAAAATAACCCACCAGATTATAAATCTATATGGAAAACCAAGGGTTATATAAATAAAAAACCCCACCTATATTAAAGATGGGGGTTTTTATAAAATTTAGTCGATACCCAAATAAGTTATTTTTTCACCACCTTTAACAAAGGTAACATAATCAATACTTTGTTTTGATGGATTACAAGCCGAACTAGCCTTTAAAGCTTCCAATGAATCACCATTGTATTTATACATACTTGTATGTTTAACAACTTTGGATAAGTCGTTCTTCCAAGTGTCTTTTTCTGGTTTATACCCATTAGCCATAGCTCCTGTACCTGGGTTCATACCTGATTTCAGTTTAATTAATTTCGAGCAATCTGATTGCTCATTAATAACTCTCTCAACGATTCTTATTAAATCTGACTCTGTTAATCTTATAGTCTTTTTCATATTGTTTTAATTTATTTATAAATACTTAATTTTTCCAAAAAAATCTAATAAAAAACCCCATACTAAGATGGGGTTTTAATTATATTATTATTGTTTAAAAACTTTAGTTCTAATAGCGGTTTCACCTTTTTCACTTAACGGGTCAGTCCATTCAGGATACTTTTCACCATACTTAGTCCATTTCTTACCCTTAAACATAACTTTATTATCTGAAGTTAATTTATAATCATACGCCCTATCATAATTAGTAACTATTTTATCACCCGTTGATTTATTAATAGTCTCTTTCTTATCTAAATTACTTAGTTTTGTTGTTAAATCAGGGGTATTTACTTTAATAGGTTCTTTCTTATCCAAATTATTCAATGTATTACCACCCTTAATAGGATACGCAACTAAATCTCTAAATGAAACCCAATGTTCCGTTATATCGGGAGAATTACCGCCTGACGCTACTTTGGTTACAACACTAACCAAACCATATTTATTCTTATCTGATATAGTACTCTTAAAATCGTTAAGTGAACTAATACCATTATGTCCCCAACCACCTCTCTCATTAAAATTGGTAATTGCTTTATCTTCGGTTGTTTTAACAAAAGGTATATTAATGTTAAAAAACATATCTTTTTTAACCATGGTTATGCTTTTTAAGTCCGGATAAACATAAATTCCATTACCATACAATTCTTTAAGGTATCTAGAAACAACCACTCGTGTCACACCGGCCAATTGATGGATACTATCACCTGTCGACCCTTTTGAATGTTGGATGCAAAATCCTGTCTCAGGTCCTTCATATATCAACTCAACACCGACAGATGACTTATTAATTGTTATTTTTGGTTTATTAACACCATCCCCATTTTGATAATTGTCAAATTGACACGGGGATGATTGTTCATTAATCAACCCATACATCCTAAGAATGTTTTGTTTATCATTTTCTGTTATAATTAATTTTCTCATATCACTTTATAAATACTTAATTTTCCCAAAAAATTTTTCCAGAATTTTTTTACATTGAAGAGTAATTTAAAATAGGGGGTCGTGTTATATAAATTTCAATGATATAGTATAATGATTAATTATTATTTTATCATAGGAATGAAAAATCTCCTCCTTCATAATTATAACATCATCTCTCCTATATAATCTTTCCCACATTTTATCAGCCGTATAACTTCTCCCACCACTAGGTTCTGAACATATACTACCACCAAACTTCTGTAAATACTTTATAATGAATTTCTCACCCATATGTTTACCCCTATATCGTATGTCTGTTTGAATTACATCAAGATTAAATACACCATCCTTCTTTAACCCTATCATGTAACCAACCACTTCATTATTTAAATGAAAATTATATCTCTTATATACACTCACCCAATCCCTTAATTTAACCTCCTTAACATCTAACTCATCATTTGGGGATTTTTCATTTTTCATATGAAATAAATACACACCCCACATATTATATAGGGGTTCATTTTTCCAAAAAATTTTTCTAGAATTTTTTTTAGGTTTTTAATTATAAACATCGATTAAGGCTTTATCCCCCCATTTTCATGTCAAAAAGTCACTATATGGAGGGGGGATACGGGGAGGGGAGGGGGTCTATCCCCCAATAGGAGGGGTATAGGGGGGTTTAAATGGTTTGTGGTATAATAAAAGACCCCTACCTCCCTACGAATGATATGGGTTAAATATGGGGGTCATGTAAAACAAATGATAAGGACAAATAAAGATATTAACATGACAGTGTAACATGTTGATAAGTTAATTTGTAAATGAATGGGGGAATGATTACCTTTGATATAGTGATTGGGGTTATACCCTTGACGGCTAACCAATAGGATTGGGGAGAGAGTGGACTCCGACCTGCGAATAAGTGTGGGGGATATTAGAGTATAGAGCAGGTTCACTTAGAAAATCCCCAATTTAATTATTAAACCGCCCGTCTTAACCACTCCCGTAGGTGACATAGTAAAGGTAGTGAAATATAATGAGACTACCAAATAAATGTAAGTTCACTTAGGGAAACTTCATATATTTATTAATATGAAAGAGTGTATTAAATGTGATTTAAATAAAGAACTTAGTGAGTTTCCCAAGAGTGGTAATATCTGTAAACTATGTAAGAAAGAGTATAGAAAAAATTGGAGGGTAAATAACGATTCTCATAAGAATCGTACTAAGGAGTATAATAAAAAGTATTATGAATCGACAAAAGAAATAAGGAAAGTTAGGGATTCGGAGTATTATCAGGAGAATAAAGATATTATAAAAGAACGTAAGAATAACTATAGGAGAAATAAGTTAATCAATGACCCTATTTATAGGTTGAAAACCTTAATTTATAAAAGAATTAATCAAATAATAAAGAAATTGTCTATAACTAAATCAGTAAGTACGAATGATATTATAGGTTGTACCTATGGTGAGTTAAAAGAATATATAGAATCTAAATTTGAATCGTGGATGAGTTGGGATAATTATGGATTATATAATGGGAAGTTTAATTATGGTTGGGATATTGACCACATCAAACCTCTTTCAATGTGTAATAGTGAAGAGGATGTTATTAAATTAAATCATTTTAGTAATTTACAACCACTATGTAGTAAAATAAATAGAGATATAAAAAGGGATAATTAGTAGCCCCACCTAGAATCGAACTAGGAACTAATCTTTAGAAGAGATTCGTTATCTCCGTTTAACTATGGGGCCAATCATATTATTCCAAATCGATTAATATATTCCCATCCATATCTAATATATTATTTTGGATGAGGGAAGTTGCAGTTCTTCCGTAGTGACCTTGGAGAGACCAAGCTTGTTTAGATTTGATTAGACCACTAAATAAGTGAATCATTTCAATCTCTGTCATATCACCTTCTTCGTATTTTATTATATCGTCGATTTGTATCATGATTTTTTCATTAATAAACCTGTTAAGTAAATGGAAGAACTGAATACTGTAATTGATAATGAACTGATGGTTAAGTTAAAATCATTAAGTATAAGAGAACATAGAGTCATAATAGTACCCCCAATAGTTGGGATGAGTAAGATGTTTAATAATGTCTTTTCCATAACGTTTATTTTTTTTGTAGCCAGGACAGGATTCGAACCTGCGTATCCACATAAGGGGTCGCCTTACCGTGCATCTCCAATGTGCTACCTGACTAAAGTACTCCCAACGAGAATCGAACTCGTCTCTCATCCGTGAAAGGGATGCGTCCTAACCGATAGACTATGGGAGCATATATTTGGTTGCGAGTAGTGGAATCGAACCACTTATCTTTGGGTTATGAGCCCAACGAGTTACCATTTCTCCGACTCGCTATATCATATTTAAATCATTCAAAGAACTCTAACAAAGATACGTAATATATTTTATATTGTCAACTTTATTAAAAAACTCTATCTCGTGGATAGAGTAAGTCGAATTAAGGTATCGCCACAAGACAATTAAGTCAACCATCACTAATACACTTTGTGTATAGTAGTCGTCAGGACAGGATTCGAACCTGTACCTTATAATCTGTACACAATCATAAGAGCTTATGCTGTTTTTATATAGAGTGGTGTCGCCCCACAGCAGCGTCTACCAATTTCACCACCTGACTAATATTATATCAAAGAACCTTAACAAAGATAATGAAATAGATTGATATTGCCAAGAATAAAATATATAATTATAATATGATTTTATATAGTATAATAGTTGGGGTTATATTGATTCTGATATTTTTTGTTGATAGATATATTAGGGGTGATGGTTTGATTAGTCGATGGTGGCGTCGTCATTTAATTGAAGAAGATGAGATTTCAGATTAGAGAGGGAATGTTCTCTTATACTCATTTGGATATTATTAAAATCTTTTTCGGATAGTGGGGAAAGTTTATGTATATATTCTATAACATCCCCCATATTAGAATCTGTTAATACATATATTTTTCCTGATTGTTTTTTTGATAGTGGGGTTAATTCTTTATATGTACAACTTCCCTTATAATTTTCTTTTGAATAGATGATTTGATAGGTTTGGTTATCATTGATAACGGTTATATTGAAGTGATTTAGGATTTCCATAATATAATATAATAATTGGTACAATAAAATAAAGTTATGAACGGGGTTTTTGTTTATTACAAAATTGGGTTGTTGATATAATTAGGGGGAATTGTTGATAAATAAATATGTTAAAAAACTTGTTTTTGTCAGAATGTCATGTTTGATTGATGATGGGGATAATCTCTTTCCCCACTATTTACCACTACTGTTTACCACGAAGTTACACTATTTACCACCGATAATGGTGATGTGGATATCAGGAACGTAAAAAAGTGTTGTTCTTGATAGTGTGAGGGGTATTTTTTTTGATAGTGGTAAAACCCAGCAAATAGTATATAATAATGGTATAGTATCGGGGGAAACACGTAGTGTGTTAGAATAGTTATGAATATATCTTCAATGAGGACATTCAAAGTCCCTATTAAATAGACATACCATAACAAATTATGATAAATCTACTAAAGAAAGTTAGTTTGGGATATATAATATTTCAGGTGAAACCTGACAATGGGATATAATTAATAACTTTGTCATAATAGATTACTATATACGTTACTTGTATAATACCATATAATATCCCTTATATTATACGATTTTCGTATAGTGATGATATTACCATAGATTATATATAAAGACGTATTATACCATTTAAAATTTATTATTTGTATGTCTTTAGAAAGGGGGGTTATTATAATCTAATAATATTACATTGGGGGAAAATTATTAAGTAAACAAAAGAATGAGTACATTAGTGGAGTGGAACGAAGTGTAACGTAACGACCCACCGTTAGGGTGGGGGATGTATGAATGAGTTTGTTTAGTTAATAATTTTAATCATCTGTCGTTGTGTGGCTACCTTAACAGGGATAAACACCGAGCCTCTTATAAGTGAGATTATTTTTAGGTTAGATTAGAATTTCATCCTTATAAAAAGTGGTGTCTTATTTATGATAAGGTTTTAAGTACTCGTCCCTTATTAATCCTATCTAATTTATATACAGTAATAGGTAGTTCCACTTTCTTATATATAAGATAAACATATACCTTTTCCCCATCCATATATCTTACATGTTTACCAATATATTTCTTATCTAATGTTCTTTTTCTAATAAGATTATTTATATAGTGTTCATATGTAATCTCCTGACTAAATCTTTCCTTTAGTCTCTCTGAGAAATGTTTAAAAGCGTTTATATAATCCATTGTATACAAATATAATAATTTAATTTTATATGGCAATAAAAAACCCTGATGTTATTCAGGGTTATTATCATTATATTCATAAGTAAAATTCTTTAATAACTAAATTACCATCTATATAGTACCATTCCCAATAACCTAAATATTCATCGTAGTTAAACTCACCTTTACAATATAAACTACCATTCAGATAATATTCTTCACAATAACCAACTGACTTATCATTACTGAAATTTCCTTTATACCACAGGTTACCATTAGAATAATAAGCTTCCCAATAACCTTCTTTTAACCCTTTATCATTAAATTGATTCATAAAAAAAACGCTTTATCTGTTATTTGACCAAAAACATTAAAAACTTCCCAATGACCAACCATTTGATTGTTGACATAATTTCCTTTATACCATATAACATCGTTAAAATAAGTTTCTTCCCAATATCCGTGGTGTTCACCTCTTTCATTAAATTGATTCATAAGTAAAATTCTTTTTCGTATAAATTACCATTACTGTCATACCATTCCCAATTACCTATATATTCATCATTAATATAATTACCTTTTTTAGATAAATTACCATTAACATAATATTCTTCCCAATAACCAACTGACTTACCATTAATATAATTCCCTTTATACCCCAGGTTACCATTAGAATAATAAGCTTCCCAATAACCTTCTTTTAACCTATTTTCGTTATATTGATTCATAAGTGAAATCCTTTTTCTTTTATTATACCGTCAGGGCTATAATATTCACAGTAACAGTTACTTTCTCCATTATTATAATTTCCTTTATACGATATATTACCATTAAAATAATAGTACTCCCAATAACCATCAGGTTCACCATTAATGAAATTACCTTTCCAAGATATATTACCATTAGAAAAATAATTTTCCCAATATCCGTGACGTTTACCTTTATCATCTCTTTCATTCATAATCTAAAAGTTTTTAATGCTAAATTACCTGACATACTATAGAATTGCCAAAAGTCAACATCCTTATTATCTTTAAAATAACCTTTCCATACTAAGTTACCATTAGAATAATATTCCTCCCAATAACCATTCTTAAATCCGTTAATGTATTCTCCTTTAGCATAGAGATTGTTATAACTGTCATATATTTCCCAATATCCATGTTTATAACCTTTATCGTTTAATTTATTCATAAGTGAAAAACTTTCTCTTTTAATTTACCATCACTGTCATACCACACCCAAATACCACGTTCTATACCATTATTATAATTACCTTTCCATTGTAATTTACCATTTCCCCAGTAAAATTCCCAACATCCGTTACGTTTATCATTGACATAGTTTCCTTTAGACCATAAATTACCATTACCTCGATATCCTTCCCAATACCCATGACGTTCACCTTTATCGTTATATTGATTCATAAGTAAAATTGTTTTTCAAAAAATTCTCCACTATCATCATACCATTCCCAATAACCAGTTGCAGCGTTATTAATATAACTTCCTCTACACCATGGATTACCATTGAGCCAATATAATTCCCAGTAACCGTGTCTCTGACCTTTATCGTTGTAATTATATTTATTCATAAGTAAAATTCTTTTTCTTCTAATTTACCATCCTTATTATACCAACCCCAATAACCAATACGTTCTCCATTATTGTAGTTACCAACCCATTGTAATTTTCCGTTCCGATAACAGTCTTCCCAATATCCGTGACGTTTACCGTTTATATAAGTTCCTTTACCTAACAATTCACCACACAAATAATGATGTTCCCAATAACCATGAAATTGTCCTTTATCATTATATTGATTCATAAATAAAATTCTTTATTTCTTAAACTACCATTTAAATTATAACTTACACAATAACCATTCTTTACGCCATTAATGAAATTTCCTTTAAACTGTAAATTTTTATTATTATAATAACCCTCACAATTCCCATCTTCTTTCCCATTATTGAAACTTCCTTTATATGCTATAGTATCATTAAGATAATAAAATTCCCAATAACCATGTCTTTGTCCTTTATCATTATATTGATTCATAAGTAAAATTCTTTTTGAAATATTTCACCATCAGGTTTATACCACGTCCAATAACCACATTCTATACCATTATTAAAATTACCTTCCCAGTGTGACTTATCATTATTCCAATATGTTTCCCAATAACCATGAGCGTTTCCTTTATCATTAAATTCATTCATAAGTAAAATGCTTTATGTGTTAATTTACCTTTTTTATCATACCATTCCCAACAACCTGTTTGTTCACCATTAAGTATATTTCCTTTACAAGATAAGATGCCGTCAGTTCTGTACAATATCCAAAGACCAACCCTATTGTTGTTAATATATTCACCTTTAGATGATATAACATTATTTGACCAGTATTCTTCCCAATACCCGTGACGTTCACCTTTATCATTTAATTGATTCATATTACAAATATACTGTTTATTTTGATATAAACAAAAAAACCCTGATGGTTAGTCAGGGTTTATATACACTATTTTTTACTATTATTTTAAATTTTTATAAGATACGCCTAAATGTTGTATTAATTTTTTGAAATCATTTGGTTGTAATTTCTTAATACTTATAAAATGTTTAGCCAATTCTTTTCTATCACTAATAAACTTATTGTTTATCGTATAACCAGCCATATTGTTATCGTTGGTGTATTTGTCTAAAGATATTTTTGTAAAACCTTTATCTTTATAATCAACATCAACTGGTGATACAGACACCACATTAAATTTACCTGTTGATTTAACATAATCAATATCAATAGTTTCTGACTCATTTGAAATGGTCATAACTAAAAGTGTTACATCAACAATACTGTTATTTTTTTTCACAATATCAATATTTTGAATATCAACATAATAATCTTTTATTTTTTGTTTTTTACCACCGTTTAGTTCAAATTTACCATCTTTACTACTCAGTTTACCAAAATCATTAAAATCAATAATGTTCACATTTGTATTTAAAATAGAAGATAAACTATCTAAAGTCGGTTTATCAAAATCCGATAAAAGTAATTTATTAAATTTATCAATTTGTTCTCTCATTTCTTTACTCATAATTTCTTTTTTATATAAATATATTATAAAAAAAATTCTTTTGTTAAAAAATTACCATCTAAGTAATACCATTCCCAACAACCTGTTTGAACTCCATTATTATAATTTCCTTTATACATTAACTTACTATGTGAATAATATCCTTCCCAATATCCATGCTTTTTACCTTTATCATTAAATTTATTCATAAGTAAAATTATTAATATATTTTAATAATTACTTTTTCACATAAGTCTAAAGCTACTTTAATATCTGATTTTTTAGTTTCTTCATTATTAACATAAGAACACGTAAAATTATGACCTATATCGTATTTGTTTAAGGCGAATTGAAACGCACCATAATTATCCATAACGTAACAAGAAAGGTCACTAATACCATTTCTTAAATCGTAAATTATTTTGAATTTTTTACCATTAAATTCAACTATTTTACAGACTCTTGCCGAATCACGATTAATTAATTGAGTTTCATGTAATACTTTAACAGGTGAAGTTTGGGTTATTTTTTTTGCCATAATACTATGTTTTAGTATTAACAAAGATAAGTAATTAAATTGAGATTAAAAAAATTAAAATTCAATTACGAACACTTTTTTACCTGATTTTTGAGCTTTATTAATAGAATCCTGAGTACCTTTACTATTTCTATCCCAAAACGCTATTAAAACATCCCCATAATCAATCATTTCTTGGTTTCTGATAACACCTGCGGATTTATGATATTTAGACCAATTTGGGGGGAATTTTTTAATTGGTATATTATTTTCGGTGGCGAATTTTTCACCCAATGAATCAGCACCTTTTGCCGTTCCACTAACAATTTCTGTAATATTTAAATTTAATTCTTTAAGTGTTTTTATCAATAAGTTATAATCATTAAATGTCCTACTACCAGCAATTATTATTTTACACATATTAATTATAATAACCTGTTTCTAATAAATCTGAAAACAATGTAACTATCTTTTCATAAGTTTTTGGTAAATAAAACTCATTATACCACCGTATTAATTCATCAACAGTTTCAATCTTATCATCGACTTTAATGTATGAAAAATTATCATCATCAATCTCTGATGAATCTATACTAATAATCTCAACAGGTATTCCATAATCATCCCAAAATGGTGTTGCCATTGCTTCTATATAATATTTTTCACCATTTCCATCATATATAGGACCACCCCAATTATAAATACCACTAAAATTATCTATATAAATCTCAAAATCTTTGTATGTAGATGGGATAAGTTTGTTTTTAGATAAAGATTTTAAAATAATTTGGTATGTATCTAAATCTAATTTAAAATTAGTTTTAATTGCTAATTCATAAATTGATAATCCTGTCATTTCTGATGTCTTAACAAGACCATACAAATTAATCATTTTTACTAAGCCATTGATATGTTTTTCTTTCATAATATGATAAATACATTATTATATTAAATTATCAACACACCAAATAGGTGTTTTATCACCAACATAAGCATATTTCACATTAAAATCAAAATATTCTATAGCTTCTTCTTCATCCATATCTTTTTTTAAGATTTCAAGACATTTAGATACGGAATAAATTAATCTCATTGAGATATCATCAATACCTATTATAGCATCATCGAACCCATCTGCTTTTAATATTATTTCATCAGGGTAATATTCTTCAATATTATTCATAAACAAATATATTATTTTTATTGTGATATAACAAATATAATATTTTAAAAATTATTTATATATTTGTTACATGATAATGTTAAGTAAAAATATCAATAAAATAATTACCACGTTATATAATGCAATGGGTAATAAGATTATTGAAGAATTGACAGGTTTTAAGTTCGATTATAAATTTGAAGCTAACGTAATCGTTAATACCGATATTATTAAAACAGATAACCCATATTTTGAAATATATAATTTTATTATTGAGGTTAATACTGATAAGAGAATACCTCAATTTTTACCAATAACTGAAAAATGTAGAATAACAAATGGATTACCTGAAGGTTGTTCAATATATTTGGGTGTAATCTCTAATGAGTTTGTTAGTTTATTGAATCATATTGGGGTTAACAAATGTTTTGGTACAAGTATTAAAGTATGTTTTATAAACACTATGGATTATATTTCTTACATTACATTAGAATCAGTTAACATGGTTTACGATAAAAACAATAACCTATTTTATACGATGAATCATGACGGTTCACCTGATTTAACAAACCAATTAAATGTTAATTACGAAGAACTTAAAAAAGAAATATCGGATGTTGATAGATGGAAATTACACAAGTATTTAAAATAGTTGACTAATTTTAACGTGATTAAAATTGAAATTTGGGTAAGTTTTATTTAACCACATCTTTAAAATTTGTTCTTCTTGGTCATCATCCAAATTAAATTCTTTTTTTAATTCACTAAAAATACTGTAATGTACATATAGAATATTATCTCTTCTATCATCAACATGAACCACGAGTTTCATCATTAAATCAAGGTCATCATTTAAAAAATTAAATCCTTTATTAGTAAATCTACCAAAACTTTTTTCAGTAAATTCATCCACTATAAATTTACCATAACGTTTATCTAACCAATCAATAACTTCTTCGTCAATTGAATTGTATTTATATTCATCTTTAGATAATTTACCCAATAATGATTTCTCATAGTCAGATAAATTCTCAAATCCAACTAAATTGATTTTATCTAAAATAGCATTAATTTTTTCTTGATGATTCTCATTCAAAACTTTTTTGATTATATCACGTATGTTACTCATTTTTTATTTAATAAATAGTTAATATAACATTAAATATTATAAGTAAAATAGTTTTTGATTTAATTTATCTTCATTATAAATATAATGTTCCCAATATCCATTTTCTTTATTATTAAGGTAATGACCTTTCAGCCATACATTACCGTTAGTTGAATACCACTCCCAATACCCATAATATTCACCATTAAGGTAATACCCTTTAAACCATTCCGTGCTAAAGATATTTTCATCAGGATATCCGTATAAGTATTCTTTACTATTTAATTGATTCATAAGTAAAATTCTTTTTCTATTTGATTGTGTTCATTTATAATGATTGGATGCCATTCGAAATATCCTGTATACAAATCATCATTAAAATTACCTTTCCAAGACAACTTTCCATTTTGATAATAACTTTCCCAAACACCTTGACGCTTGCCGTTAATGTAATAACCTTTATAGTCTAAATTACCATTAGGATACCGCTTTTCCCAATAACCCTGTCTTTGTCCTTTACTGTTATATCCATTCATAAGTAAAATGCTTTATGTTTTAATTTACTATCAATTGAATTCCATTCCCAATACCCACTTTCAATTCCGTTAATAAAAATTCCTTTAAACATTAAATGTTCGTTACTATCACCCCAGTATATTTCCCAATAACCATGGGGTTCATGTTTATCATTATATTCATTCATAAGAAAAATGCTTTAGCTGTTAATTCACCAAAACTATTAAAAAGTTCACAGCAACCAACCATATTACCATTGTCATAATTAACCCTATACCATATAACCTCTTCAAAATAATAATGTTCCCAGTAACCGTGTTTCTGACCTTTATCGTTATGTTGATTCATAAGTAAAATTCTTTTTCTATTCGATTATATTCATTATGAATTAATGGATACCACTCCCATAATCCAATACGTTCATCATTAATATAACTACCTTTATACATTAAATCACCATTTTGATAATAACTTTCCCAAAGACCATGAGTTTTACCATTATTGAAATAACCTTTAAAGTTTAAATTACCATTAGGATAATATCTTTCCCAATATCCATGTTTTTCTCCTTTATTGATTCTTTTATTCATAAGACAAATTCTTTTTGATATAATCCACCATCAAACTTACACCACTCCCAGTAACCATATCTTTCACCATTAACATAACTTCCTTTATAACCTAAATTACCGTTATTATAATAATACACCCAAAGACCATCACTTTTACCATTGATATAATTGCCTTTACTTTTTACTTTACTATCAAGATAATATCTTTCCCAATAGCCATGTTTCTGACCTTTATCATTATGTTGATTCATAAGTAAAACGCTTTAGTTATTATTTCATTATCATTAAAATCACCCCATTCCCAAAGACCATCTCTTTCATCATTAATATAATTCCCTCTACTATATAAATTACCGTTCACATAACAACTTTCCCAGTAACCATCTTTTTTACCATTTAGAGTGTAATTCCCTTTAAAATCTAGATTACCATTAGACCAATAGTCTTCCCAATAACCAATACGTTCTCCTTTATCATTTCTTTGATTCATAAGTAAAATTGTTTTTCTTCTAATTTACCATCAACCCAATACCATTCCCAATAGCCCCTATTTTGACCATTAATATATTCACCTTTATAATTCAAATTACCATTTAACCAATAACTTTTCCAATAACCATCTTTTTTACCATTAATATAATTTACTTTATGAGATAGATTGCCGTTATTATGGTAAACTTCCCAATATCCATGAGATTCACTTTTATCATTATTTTCATTCACATTACTGATATTTAAAAGTTAAAAAGAAAAACCCCTAATTAAAGGGGTTCTAAATTAAGATTGTGCGGTCAATAAACCAAAGTACTGGGCTGCCGTGAGTGGTACTACATTACCTTCTGGTTTGACATCTTCATTCATTTCTAAAAGTAAGATATCACCTTGACGTTTGATTTCTTTGATATGTGGAATAACATTCTCATGTAATCTGAATGTGGATGCCACAGCTTCTAATGGATTGTCTTTGTATTGTTCTTCAATCCACAACCAATGCTCCTTATTAGTTGAAGTACACCAACATTTAACAGCGTATAGATTTTCTTCTAAACCAATTTTTTTACCTGACACTTCGTGAGTTTCATAGATATTGTCATATTCAACAAACCCTTCAAAGTCACCGTTTGATTTATACTTTTTATGCTTAACTTGAATACCATCCACTTTAATACGAGTATGACCTAATTCAGTAATCATATCAGTGATGTTTATACTTCCAAACACCATGGCTTGGAACTCTCTGTTTTCTAATCTGAATGCTTCAGAGTAAGTATATGGTTCTACAGTATCGTAAGTTGATAACAACTCATTTAATAATTCAGAACATTCGAAATCTTGGTCATTTGTCTCGGTGAATGCTCTTTTAAAGTCATCGGTAAATCTTGATTTGAATCTTGACTTGTTTGTGAAAATACCTTTCAAATATCTAACCACATCGGTATTTGAAACATCAGTTAAGAATGTTTTAGTACCTAAGTTTAAAGTTAAATTTACACCGTTTTTGTTATAGATAATTTTGATTTCTGGTTTCATATTTTTTATTATTAATTGTTTTACAAATGTATGTGTTTTATTTTATATTTCCAAATTTATTTTTATAGAAAAAATTGTTTTTCAATTATATTATCATTAGGGCCATACCACTCCCAATAACCATCAGGTTCACCATTATTATAATATCCTTTATACCATATATTACCACCATAGTAATAATCTTCCCAATAACCGTGGAGTTCACCTTTATCATTTAATTTATTCATAAGACAAATTCTTTAATAACTAAATCGCCATTTTTATTATACCAATCCCAACAACCAACTCGTTCACCATTAACATAATCACCTTTATACCATAGATTACCATTAGAATGATATTGTTTCCAATAACCATTTTGTTTACCATTATTGAAAGTCCCTTTATACCTTAGATTACTATTAAAGTAATACCATTCCCAATACCCAAAATACTCACCATTAATATAATTCCCTGTATACCATAGATTACCATTAGAAGTGTAAACTTCCCAATATCCATGACGTAATGATTTATCATTATATTCATTCATAAGACAAATTCTTTTTCAATTAAACTATCATTGGTATTGAACCATTCCCAATAACCATCTCTTTCACCATTAATATAATTTCCTTTATACCATAGATTACCGCCATTAGTATACCATAACCAAAGACCATCTCTTTTACCGTTGATATAATTGCCTTTACTTTTTACTTTACTATCAAGATAATATCTTTCCCAATAGCCATGTTTCTGACCTTTATCATTATGTTGATTCATATCACAAATATAATCATTATATTTTATATAAACAAAAAACCCTGATATAATCAGGGTTTATTTAACGATTTTTAAATTCATTATAAACTTCATCAGATAGTGTTCTATACCATCCAATATCGGCTCTTAATTCACCTGGATTACCAGTTACTTCACAAGTTTTAATACTTAATTCTTCCGCCTCAGATATTCTATTGAATATTTCAGTTGTACCACCATTAATATAGAATCTTAATCCACCAAACTTTTCTTTCACTTGACATATCTCTTTATCCCAACCTAACTTAATAAGGTCGTCAATTAAATCTTTGATTAATTGGTACCAACCTTTGTCCACCTCAAAGTAATATGAGTCGGTGATTGGTTCTCTATCCGGAAAAAATCCATTTGTTAAACCACCAATACTGATTAGGTAGTTATCCATTTCTTCTTTTGTCATCATATTAATCTTGTTTAATAGTTAATTCTTCTCCTGTTAAGCTATATAATAAATTTTGTAGTTGATGAACATATTTAATCCCAAAAGTAATTGGATATAATTTTTCATCGTCTTCAGGAAATGGACTATCTGTATATTCAACATACAATCCATAATCAAGTCTAAAATCAGCATAAAACAAACAATAATCTATTTCAAACGTAGGTATATAAAATATATCAGTGTCAAGGTTAGATTTCCTATCCTTTACTTTGAAACCAAACTTTAATAACCATTCTTCTGTTAGTGGAATTGGTTCAAAATCTTTTAAAGGACATTGTTCTGTAATATAACCACCAATGTTTTTAACATCTAATACATCAAAAGAACCATCAATAGATAATACTTCTACAACTTCTAATGGGGTATCTTTTTTGTGTATTTTTTTGTATATTAAATTACCTATTTTTAATTCTTGTGCTTTCATATTAATTTATTTATAATGTGTTAATACTTAATAATAAATCCATCATTTCTGATTCGGTTAATGTGGTAAAATCACTTCCCATATTTATTTTGTTTTAACTATTTCTATTAATTTATCTAAACAAGCATCCTCTGCTTCTTCATAGGTTGAGAATGTTCCAATATATCCACCTGTATATGCTTCAAAATTATCATGTTTTACATCTTCACTATATAGGTCTCTTATTTGAAATGTATAATCAATTGCACCCATATTCACAGTATAAATTTCACCACATAAATTGTGTTTTTCTCTAAACCATCTAAATGCTTGTTGTTTGAGTGGTGCTGATGTAATAATTTTATTTTTATTATCAATATGGTGGTTATTAATTGTGTGGTACCCAAATCTCTCATAGTATGGTTTAACACCGCCTAATTCTTCCATACCTAAATTAACACCTCTAAGTTCACAATCAACATAATAACTAAAACAAGGTTCATCAAATCCTAAATCTTTAAGAGCTAATGATTGTTTGCATGTGCAAAATTCTTTATTCATAACTTTTAATTTTAAATTTAAGTAAATATACGTTTAATAATTATGGGAGCCTAATTTTACTCTTTAGTTACAAACCAATCCATTTCAGATTCATCAGTTACTTTGAAATAGAAATGTCCACCAGTTTGTCGACATCTGAATTTTAAATCCCACATATCCGTATTTTTCAACTCATGGATTATATCTTCATTTCCTGACCAACCATAGGTATGAATTTCTAATAGACCATTTTCATATTCAATCGCATCTTTGTATGTCCAAATTGATTTAATGTAATCAATCAGTTCATTATAGTTAGCTTTTCCAAAATGCTTACCCATTTTTACCTCTCCATTGTTAGAATCAATAGACCAATTTTTAATGTAGTCTAACGCTTCTTGAGTTGGATAACCATCTTCATCATGTAACTCATTTGGGTAATTATAGTCTAATTCTATTGTCATAATAATGTAAATGTATGAATAATTTTTTAAATAAACAAATTAAGTTTTTGTATATGAATCTTTATAATTTTTTGATTTAAAGTGTTGATTTTAAATAGGTTAGACTATACTTGCTTATATATAATAGTTATGTGTAATTTTCAATGAACTTTTCGTGAAATATCATATTGAACCACAACATACCTACCAATCCAAATGATGTGAATATATAGTTCATAAACAATCCCATTTCATTATCTGACCACATTATATATAATCCACTGATGTATAATGACCAGAAAACTACACATAACAAGGTATAAATGAAATACCTAGTTCGTACTTGTAATTTAGTTTTGTTTTTCATATTATCTTTTATCTTTAAATTTAACATTTGTGTTTCAAAATCGGTACTTCATTTATACCCAAACGTTATGTGTAAGTGTTCCATTCATCATTATAATCAACATTTCGGTTGAAAATTTTAAAAGAAAAATCCTACCCATTTTTATATTACAAATTATCTAACCCATCCAATAATGTAACATCCCATATCGTTAAATCTTCACTTAATGATATTCTAGCGTATTTAACCGCTTCGAAAGATACTGTCTCTCCACGAGTAGGTTCTAAGTCTTTTGGTATATAAGGAATTATTTCAAAGTCTACTTCATCACCATCTTTATAAAATCCTTGTTTACCTGATTGTTCTCCTAACCACCAGTTTTGATTTGGTTCTATTGGTGTTGTTTTTCCATCGTGTTTAACAACCCAACCATCTTCTGTTTTATGTAATGTTCCTGTCATAAGTAAAATTTTTTATAAATTAAGTCATTATTTGAATTATAGAAATCCCAATAACCAATTGGGTCACCATTAATGTAATTACTTCTATAACACAACTTATTATCATAATAATATTTCATCCAAATTCCATGTCTCTCACCTTTATCATTATATTCATTCATAAGTAAAACGCTTTATCAGTTAAATTACCATTCATCCAATACCATTCCCAATATCCAATTTCTTGACCGTTGAAATAGTTTCCTTTACAAAGTAAACCATTATTAAACCAAAGATGTTCCCAATATCCGTGACGTTCAAATCTATCGTTTAATTGATTCATAATCTATTTTCGTTTAGGTGTTTCATAATTTTGTTTTAACCATTCCCAAACATCATAAAGTGTTACCAAATCTTGGTCACATATATTTTTGAATATATCGTCCCAAGTTTCTTCATCAGGAATAATAAGAACTTCTTCACCACCATCAACAGGTATTAAAGGGTTTATTACAAATGAAACTTCTCTACCATCGACCCAATAGGTTGATAAATCGGAATTGGTTAAACTAATTTTAGATACTTCAACTTCAAATATAATTTGTCTGAAAGTACCAATAGGACCATTATAGTGAGGGTCTCTATCCCAATATCTTACAACCCAACCTTTTTCTGTTTTATGTAATGTTCCTGTCATATTATTTTATATTAGTTAATTCATAAACACTATTCTCTGTCTTAAACTTTAAGTATCCATCACGTTCCTCAACTATCTCTGTTATAATTGTTGTTTGCCAAGTGAATGAATCATTGAATGGTGACATGATTAATGACCTACCAATACCAGGTACATCGTGTTTTTCTTTAAACCTTCCATCTTCATTCCACTCTAACCACATAACTTCTTTTGATTGTTTGGTTAGTACATCTCTTTCTCTAACCAACTTCCAATTGAATTCGTTTTCTAACACTCCTTGTTCAACGGCAATCTTTATCAAATTGTCTTCGTCAATAATAACTGGTATCTTTGTTTGTTTTAACTTACTCATTGTCTTTTTTGTATTTACGTTTTACCTTATAGTTTTTAAAGAAATCATTTATATCATTCCGTTCATCTTCTGATAAAGTGATTTTAACTGATTCTTTAGGATTTTGTTTTAAATACTCAACCGCATCATTTAAAGACATTTCTTTTAAAGGTTCTTCTATATTGTTTTTCACATTGGTATCTATTAATTTAATATGATTACATACCGTAGATGTTCTATTATACTGACCACATTCACTACACATATACCAACCCCCATATGTTGTATTTTCCATATTAGTCTTGTTTGTTTAGTGAGTTGATAAAATAATCCTCCAAACTAATACCTAGCTTTAAACTATACCCTTTAGGATAATCACCAGCCTCAGCATTAACTCCTACTTCAATAGCTTTTCTTATATCTTCTTCTGTGTATTTCTTGTCCATATTTTCTACTTGACATTGAGTGTAGCCTTTAATATAACCACATCTAGCAGCAATGGTTTCACTTCTATTATAATCATCTTCACCAATAAATTGTTTAATTATAAACCTTTTTGAGGCTAACTGTTCTATTTCTTCTTTACTTTTCATAATCCTAAGAGTTTATATGTCTATTATAATGTTTTAAACAACCATCTATATTTTCTTTCCCAACAGGATTAGCTGATTGTATGTTATATAAAGGTAATGGATGGTCATCTCTATCTAAACAATAATCAATAAGCCATTTAGCACAATCATAACCGGTCTTCTCCAACTTCTTTAATTCTCTTGACTTACGTTTTGACATTCCTTTTGAACGAGCATTAACCGCCACCTCCATTCCTAAATCATGGTCAAAACAAATAGCTTCAGGTAATCCATTTTCTGTAATCCAATTAGTAAACTCATCATAAGACTTAACCCAAACTATTTCAGTTGGAGTGATAGGACTGAATACCAACCAATTATCTTCTAATGGATTACGGATATCATCTAACCATAATAAAGTACCTTTTTTCATATTACTTATTTTTATGATTTTTACAATTACCTTTATGAGTTAATACAGTAGCATTACCCCACTCTCCAAAAAGATATTCACAACTATCTATTATTACTAAATCTAATGGGTTATAATTTTTTATTATATTATATTGTGTTGATGTTTTGGGTACATTAGGTTCTGAACAACTAATTAATAACAAAGATAGTATTATATAAATTAATTTTTTCATATTATTATTTTATGTAAATGTACGTAAAATAAATTAAAATACAAAATAAAATATTATTTATTTGATAATCTGAAAATCGTCCATAAATGAGGTAATCTTATAAATTATGTTATATTTATATATAATATGAAAAATTTAATACGTAGAATACTAAAAGAAGAAATTGAAAATACTAATTCTTTTGATTTTGATAAAACTGTTTATATACCTGAAACAAAATCAATTGTTGGTCCTTATATGATAGTTGGTGAAGATGATAAAACTATTACGGTTTTAAATATAAAAGAAATTATGGGTAACATATTTCTTGATAATGCTCACGCTTACGATATAACAATACATAGAGTTAAATTACCTAAATCACAGGTTGAAATATTATCAGATGTTGAAGGAAAAGAAGGTTTTAAATATATTAAAATACCTTATTGGTTATTTAAAAATAACTTAATTGATTTGGATGTTAAACGTATAAAAGGTGGGTGGGATTATTCAACCCACAAAAAAAGATTAAGTATACCTGTAAGGAAATTATTAAATAGTAATTTTATATCTAATTTTAAAGATGAAAATGTTGTTAATTATATTAATATCACTAATCCTGATAGAAAAACTAATGAATTAATACGTTCTTATGCTGAAAAAGGATTTGAACCTTTATAAAAAGGTTCAAACTCTATTTTATAGAAAAATATCACAACAAAAACTTTAATACATTATGTTTAATTCCACATTGTTTAATACCTTCTTTACTTCGAGGTGTTTGAACAAAGTTACTTAAATAACTTAAATCCATATCATCAATTGCAACCCAGTGTGTAACTTCAGGATGTTCCTTTAACCAATCCTGTATCTCAAAACAACGAGTCATTTCTAACTTTTTATCAGGATGAATATCTTTTAATAATTCCCTATCCAAATCGTTACGAGTATAATCGATTGGTGATTTTTTAATTCCACGAATTTTATATAGTTCTTGCATCTGTTCCAATGTACAATGATATCTCCAATCAGAACTAACCACAATTTCACAATCTGTTTCTTTAATAATTTCATTTAACACTTTGATTGCTTTATCATTGAATCGGTCAAACAATGAATCAAAACCTTCTTTGTTTTTAAAACGTGAACCCCATTCTGTTGACAAGCAAATTACTCCGTCATGGTCCAAGAACAATATCTTATTAGTTTTCATAATACAAATATACGAAATTAATTTTCTATATTATTATTTTTAAACCTATCATTATCCAAATCATCGACATATGATTTTAGATTGGAGAGTTCAACTGATATTCTTCTATTCTCATCTTCAAGGATTTTAATGTCTTCCAATTTTTCTGAGAATATTGTATAACTATATTCAATAATGGACATCTCATTATCCGTTAAATCTTCAATACTAACGGATATTTTGTTTGACATCATCTCAACATATCTTTCCTTTAAGGTTTTAATTTTAAATGGTTTTTCCATAATCAGAATTCTTTTTCCAACATTCAAACATTTTTTCAAACCATTCAGGTCCATCATCATAAGTTAGACCATCAATCTCTACGTGTGTATTCCTGATAATCCAAGACGACCAATTTAATAACCAATTTTCCATATTACAAATATAATAATATTTACTTATGATACCAAAAAATTAAAATAATTTTATATATAAAAACCTATTTAGTTAAATACCTAATCAAATTCTTCATTTTTGGTTTGGATAAGTAATGTTCACTAGCCCAATTCCAAGTTTTTCCTTCAGAATCCGTTAACAAAATATCACCATCTAAGAACGAACATACCTCATCGAATGTTAATGTATCAACAATTGAATCCCATTGGTCATAAATAACAAACTCATCGTCAGATGATTTAAATAGTTTTAAAACAGGACCTTCAAAGTTAAGAATATCTAATTCTTTTATTTTTTCTTTTTTATTAGTTGTTTTTTTCATCTATTTTTGGTTTTTTTTAAATCCATCCCAATGTGTTAACACTCTCTCATCCGCATAAACCCTACAGTATTTACCTTTATTACTTACCATGTGTTTACCTGTTTTTTCACTTAACATCCACCATTGGTATTCATCTGTTTTCACAACTACATACATTTCACACCCATTTCCTGTAGCCCACTTTAGACCTTTCGATTTGATTTCTTGAGTTGTCATAATTTATATTTTTATCTAAAACAAATATAGTGAATTTATTTTAGATAATTTAATTATAAATCAAAAATATTTCCGTTACTACTTAATTTACCAAACTTACCATCAGTAACCACACTACCATTACTGAATATTGTATCCATAATAGATAACTTTTTGGTACCAGCATTTATGATATCTTTAAAATTATGAATGTGACCAAATAAACATAATTTTGGTTTTAAGTCTAACATTCTTTTCGTCAAAGAATTATCACCGCAAAGCTCTAGTTCATTTTCTCTATTATATGATAAATCTAACATACCTTTTGGTGGTCCGTGAACAACAACGATATCTGTATCATCAGGAATTTGTTTCCAAACTTCGTGAGTTTTAGCTCGGTTTTTATTAAATGCCCATCCAATACCGAATGTTGGTGTAATAGGAGAACCCCATATTTTAAGTCCTTCGATTTCGATAAAACTATTCTCTAAATAAATTATTCCTTTTGAATTAAAATCTAATTGTGTTATTAATTTCTTTTCAATTGAAACATCGTGGTTACCAGCCACAAATACTTTATATTTGATGGGTAATTGACTAAACCAAGAAATAAAGTTTTCCATTTCAACTTTATTAGAATAAGGTTCTTTTGGATTGGTAGCATCACCACTGTGAATAACCATATCAATATTTTCAGGTATCTCTAATAAATTGTGAAAAGTGTGTGTGTCAGATATGTGCCATATTTTCATAAAACAAATATAAGAATGTTTTTTGAATTAAACAAATCTTATAATTTTTTGATTCAAAGTGTTGATTTTAAATAGGTTAGACTATACTTGCTTATATATAATAGTTATGTGTAAGTGTTCCATTTCTACTTCTAATCAACATTTCGGTTGAAAATTTTAAAAATTTATCCACGCATAAAAGGTATTTTATTAATGTTGGCTAATTTATACGCCATATACCTGTGGTGTCCATCAATCAACATATTATCATCATTTATTTTAACTGGTGGTAATGTTCCACCATTATTTAATTTATCAACCATAGTCATAACTCGCAGTTTATCTAATGGCATTTTACCACTTCTTGATGCTGAAATAATATCATTAACATTTTGGGTGTCAACAGGTATCATTTCTTTTTCTGTTTTAATGTCATCAATATTTATATATTGTGTTGTATCGTTGTTTTCGTTAATAAATTGTTTAAATTTATTAACTTTATCAATCATTTTGCGTATATCTTCACTCATAGTTTTTACTTTATATATAAATATTAATTTAACGATTTTAAAATTAAACCGTTTGAATAGTGAATATATCTCATACCTTTAGATTCTATATCAACATCCTGACCTAATATATTTGTGATACGTATTATTTTTTTATTAAAATTACTGTTGAATACATCAATAATTTTATAATCTTTATAATGCCCATCATTATCAACCTGTCTTAAATAATAGTAGTTGATACCCTCATTAAATGACTTATCAACATACTGGTAATAATGTTTATACGGTGATGAATCATTACCATTAATTTTTGTTATTTCAACCCAATCTTTACCATTATTACTTCTATACAAACTAAAGTAATCATTGTTAATTTCTGTTGCAGTCTCCCATTCAATTAAGTTGGAATTAAACATTTCTGTAACTTTAAAGTAAGTTAACTCAATTGGTAGTGGTGATGTTGATATAGCGGTAATAGAAACATTATCTATATAAACATAAGATGTATTAGCATCACGAGTTATAACTTTAACATAAATTTGTATTGATGTACTACATGTTAAACTTGATACAGATAAAGTACCACTTGCAGTTGATTGATTAACACTTGAGCCAAATAATGTAGGTGTTCCTCCATCTACAATGTAATAACAATAGATTGAATTAGTACTACTACCATTACCGATAGCATATGGTACTGATATAGTTATTGTATTATATGAACCAGTAACTACCTTAGAATACCAATCAACCCTATTAGTTGTACTACCATTATTAACATCATTCCATCTAAAAGCGAGTGCTGTACTTGGTATTACTGAAGCTCCATCGAACCATGCTACATCATCCCAACTAGCCGCTGAACCACCATCACAATCAGGTGTACCAACAACAGTGTAACTCCAATTACCATCAGTAGGTTGTGATGCTGATACTGATAAATAAGATGTAGCGCCCTTTTTATAGTCATTGGAGAAATCCTCACTATAAATCGTAGTCACCTGAGAAACACTTAGTTTGGTAAGTGATAACATTAATATGGTTATATAACACAAATATTTCATATTTAAAATATAATAAAAATATTTGTGTTATACACGTTTTTGTTTTTTGTTAACTCCAACAAAACATACTATTTTATTAAAACCCAATTCTTTTAAGGCGTTACCTCTGTGTGTACCGTCAATAACATTATAAAGACCGTATTCTTTTTTACCCAAAACAATCGGTGGATAACTATTTAATTCATTATATTTTTCAATATATTCTTCCATATCATCAGTATCTAAATGATATTCTTCTAGATTAATATCATCAACCAATATTTCTTTAACTACATAATGAGAAAATTTCTCAATTCTTTCACCTAAATCACCGTCCCAAAAATCCTCTTCCCTTTTATAATGTAATTTTTGTATATATTCATATATGTCAGACTCTTCATAGACATCACCTACATTAACATTTTTATTAGTGTAGACGGTCTTACTAATTTCTTCCTTTAATATTTTTCTTATCAAATTTTTCATATCAATAAATATAACTAAAAATTTTACTACTAATCGTATTTGGATAACCAATACTCATCTCCCATTTCATCCACAACATTAATATCCAATCCATCGGATAAGTATCGTTTACCTGACTTTAAAAGTCTATCTAAAACATCATTAATACCATCATAATAATATATTGTCTGAATGAATTTAATTCCTGGGTCATTACCAAAATCTTCATATACCTCCCAAGAAAAATCAGAATCTTTTTTGGTTAACGATTTCTTTTTAACATCTTTTCTCTTCAAAAATCTATTCCATATATTAATTGCACCACCCCTAACATCACCATCTCTTGTTGGTAATAATCCTTTGGGATGTACGTATGTCATAACAAGTTCGTACATTAGTGGTCCATAACCATATTCCGCGGCAACACCAGAAACATAATAATTACCACTACTTAATTTAGTTACCCCAATATATCCATATACTTTATCCTCAATAGGGTTATATAACGTAAAATTATTATTCTTAATGAATAATCCCAATTCAGAATCAACAGTTGATGGGTCAATCCTAATTTCCTTTAATATTTTTCTTATGTGTTCTTGTAAATTCATATTATAATGATTTTAACATTTCAATCATTTTTGGTTGTGGTGTGATATCAATCTTATCAAATCTAACTGAGTTATGTGTAAAAACACCTGATTCACCTTTTAATGCTCTTGGACAAACATCCCAAATATCTTCATTGTATGTTAAAGGTATATTATATCTTTCTTTCCATAAAATCAATAATTGACGTACAGATTCTATTTGTGCATCAGTATAAGCGTGGAAAAATTTATAACCTCTAAACTTATCTTTTAATTCAATAACATCTTCAACAGGTATCGGTGAGTTAACGTAAGTATAATATTTACCTTCTTTATAGGTTAATTGACCAAAGTTACAAATTTCAATACCTATCGATATTTTATCTAATGATTTATACGGTAAATTGAATTTAGTGAATGTAGACTCTTTTAAACCCAAATGGTATGCCCAAAATTTACTTGAGAATCCTTGAACAATTTGACCATCTTCCCAAGATTTTGTTTTATCAGGTTTACCAGCAATTGAAACACATGTTGCAATTCTTTCAGGATTATTTTCCCAACCTTTAAAAGTTGCTACAGCATTACTATTACCAGCGGTATGATGTAAATATATTTGAACTTTTTTATGCTCTTCTTGGTAGTATTGATTAACAGGGAATTCAATTTGTTTGATAGTTTTCATATAATATTTTTATATATAAATACCATCAAGCATTAAAAAAAATTGGGGGTATAAACCCCCAATTATTGTCAGAATAGGAATCGAACCTACATTGTCACAGTTAACAATTATTAGCGGAACAGCTTCTTCCTAAATTGTTAGAGTGTGATGCGTCAACCATTTCGCCGTCTGTTTATTATATTTCTATGTTTCCTATAACAAAGATACATAATCTTTTTCTTATTTCAAAATTTATTTTTAGTCTTCTATCGAAAAATCATATGTTTCTTCATCTTCAATGGAATCCCATTCTAAATCTTGATTACTTTGATAATCCACTTCATCATAAAATCTTTGTTCATCTTCATTAAATAATTCAGCTTCTTCATCACTAATTTCTGTGGTGTATTTACATATTGTTGTAAATTTTTCAAACCATACTAATTTTTTTCCCATAGTTATTTATTTTTTAATTATTTGTAGTCAGGACAGGATTCGAACCTGTATATACTTCAGATACTATCTGCTGGATTGTATTAATAAGGTAAAGTATATTATATCCAGTTACATACCCTATTAGCGTCTACCAATTTCGCCACCTGACTATAACCAATTTATTTTTTTATAATATCATTAATTAATTCTACAACCCATAAATTATCTTCATTAATGAATAAATTATTATTTTCATCTTCTTCCCACCATTTCCATTCAGAATGTAGACAATCATTTTGGTTCAAAATTTTAAGTAATTCTAATACTTGTTCTTTATTCATAACTTTTATTTTTAGTAGCCAGGACAGGATTCGAACCTGTATTTATACCACTACACAACTCTCTTCGTGGGTGAGTCTGCAGAACTCTTGCTGTGTATGCGTTACCATTTCCGCCACCTGACTATTTTATCAAACTTAGCCTCATTACTGAGTTTCTAACATCACCACGTAGAGGTGTTTGATTTGATGTCTCACGTTTCGTTGGTACTTGCCGTTTCTCGAGTCGACACTTTCCCCGTTGCCTGTTTTATTTAAGTGTACTTCCCTAATACGTGATTGAAGCCAACACTTATAACTTTTATTCCTATAGGTGTTATCAACCTTCGGTAGTCAGGAGGGGATTCGAACCCCTAATGTCCAACAACGGCGCTGTCCACAGTCTATCTGGAATCGAACCAGTTCCGCCACCTGACTATATTCGCCCCAAATGAGATTACTTTGAGGACTAGATTTTAGCTGGTTTCCTTCACTGTTTCAGTAACCAATAACTGTCTTACCAGATTTAAACCCGTCAACCATTACTTGGGGAGAGTATGGTATTGCTCTCTTATTCCCAATGAGTTCTTTTGTAAAACCTAAGAACCAGCAGCTATAACTTGTGTTAAGGTCAAGTTACCATCACTATAAGTACCTCTTACTTATTGTAGTCAGGGTGAGATTTGAACTCACATACACTTCAGATGCTATCTGCTGGATTGTATTAATAAGGTAAAGTATATTATATCCAGTTACATACCCTATTAGCGTCTACCAATTCCGCCACCTGACTCGGACTCGAACCGTTGAAAACACATACCTTTCGGTACCAACAAAACCCTGACCCCAGAGTTGTTATTGTCAGTAGTCAGGACAGGATTCGAACCTGTTCGCCAAGCTCAACAGCTCGGAATAGTTTTTATTAACGTGGGCATCCTTCCCATTACTGTGTTTACCTACCAAGGTACTCTACTGACTATCTCCCCGTTTTTTCCTCACATTTAGCCCAACCACCAGTGAGACAATGATTGGATTTTGATTACAGAAGTCATAAGGTTCAAAAACCCTATTTTATGACCGTTACCACGGGTAAACTG